TAGGCGGCATTGGCGGCGGCATTGGCGGCGGCATTGGCGGCATAGGCGGCATTGGCGGCGGGTGGGGTCTTCAGCCATTCTTTTGCCGCTTCAATCGCTCTCCTAGGCCGATCATCGTTCGGATACTTCTGCTCATAATACCCGATCACAAGTTCTGCCGCATAAGAGGACATTGCAACCGCATCTTCCTTCTCCCAATGATACGCTTTTAAGATCCTCATCTTTTCACATGTGATCTTGTCGTCTCCAATTATCACATGTCCATCAATCTCGACCTCAGCAAGGATTTCCATGTTTACGTATCCCATGGCATCCTGAATATACTCGCAACAGTTCAGACCGTCACATTCTTTGATCGGTTTCGGAACGGCCCTCCACACTCCAATAATCCACGGAGATCCATCGTAACCAGACACGATCTTGCCACCCTTATATTTCAAGGATTTCCAAAGCCGCAAGATCCGGAAATTACGACAGTTAAGATCGGGTCTCGTTAGCCCGTCCATCTCTTCAGGACAGGGGTTGTCGTGCGCGTATACACAACGTTCGCATGTTGCTTCTTTCACAGTCTTTTTTGACATAGATAACTGTATTACTCGCAAGTATTTATATTTATCTTAAAAGAGGACGTGCAAAAAATATCCCGGGGCCAGATGGCGACTGACAAGGTGAAAGAAGATGGAATGAAAACACGGGTTTGATCGTATTGATTTCCATATTTTACCACCCGACACCGGGAAAGGTTGTAAGAGGGTTGTGGGCCCCCAATTACAACTAATGTGTGCTTGCGAATGGGATATACCCTTGGTCTAGCGCATACCCCCGATGGAGCGGCCCGGATCTGACCCGGGATACAAGATTTAAGGTGCTCCATGATAACTAATATTCTCACTCTTACTTAATATACTTTTCCTTTATCCTTTTCATTGAATTATAGTGTCTCCTTTTTCAAATGGGATCATCTGCCCGTATTCTGTAAACACAACGTAATACGTTTCTGACATTGTTTCCTCCTTAATCATATTTTGGTCCTTACCCTGTCTTTAAGTTCTGCTATCTTTCCATTATTCCAGCCGCTAACGTCCTGTAAATTTCCGTGAAGAGAAGCGCACGACTTGCTCTTCGATCCAGTTACACGACTGATAGCGACGACCGAATGCGACCCACACCCCGGACACACCGGCTGCCCGCACGAGTTACAGATCACGATACTCTCATGAATAGTATGCGCGCAATGGCATTCCCCCGGATCGTCTTTGCACATCTCCTCTAAATGGATCTCTCCGCAGACCGGGCACGGTTTCCGGTCAATGATACTATGGCAGGTGTGGCAGATATAATCCATATATCACCGCCCGTATTTTCGTTCGGCTTTCTTCCGGTACTGCATACATTTTTCCGGATATAAATACATCTGTACTAATTTAAGTAACCAGAAACAATCTTGGTAATACTCACAGGTTAGACATTGATCTTTACTCATTTCTTTCTCCTCCATTCTGCAACCGGAGATTCCCCTGTAAATTTACCATTCGCTTCGTTTTCAAATGGGCATCTCCGTAGTGCTTTCTTCCAGCCGTGCCGATCATACTTCAGATTCTTTGCACCTTTCAGATTCAATATACATGGATCGTCACTTAACTTTTCATCAATACAGTTTGTGCAGATAAATTTCATACTTTTTCCCTCTCCCTGAATTTCTCACAGTTTTGTTTTGCCCATTTCGCCGAATGCTGACAAAGGAACGGGCGGTTAACTTTACATCTCCGTTCAGTTCCGTGTTCTGCGCACGGATGTTTGTTCAAAGCCGCTTTGCGTTTCTTAGCCGATTCGGCTTTACTCTCTTTTTGTTTCTGTTTAAATAAACGTTTCGCCTCCTCTTTTTTCCGTAGTTGTTCCGGGTGGTCCTTGTAATAACAAGTATCACATTCCTGTTCATACCACGGGATGTACCGTATTAAACATTTCGGGCACGGCCTCTTTGCCTTTTCAAACATCCAGTTACACGTGGTGCAACAAACCTCACAATCATCATCCCACGTTAAATACTCTTCTTTTGAGATATATTTGCGGCGTGAAATATGATTGACTGTAAGTTTTATGGGTTTCCGTTTTCCTCTGATCTCTCCCGTTTTGCCTTTACAATGCACGCATTCTCTTCCTTCGGTATGCACCCTTACAAATTCTTTCCATTCGGGAGATGTGCGCCATTTCTGTTGTTCTGTGCGCCGGTTGTTAACTCTCCTGCGTTGTGGGCATGATACGGATCCGATCATTGGGAAAACCTTTTGAATGCTTCAATTATCAGTAATCATCCATGCATTCTTCATATAATGATTTCTTGTGGTCCCAATACCGTCCCTGATCTCCGAACTCGTCCGGTATCCAATGCCACCCGCTGAAATGCCAGACTACTTTTTTATGCCCGCTCGGTAACACTTCCCAGATAAGGATCCGGTCGTCTTCCGGATCTGGTGACGGGGCCCATTTCTCAGCACCTTTCAAAGCGTCAAGGAACGTATTATATCTTACTTTATCAAACCCGAGATGTCGTGGGAGATCTCCTTTATACTCAACTATATACGTGTTTCCACTAACACAATATTTCCCATTGAATATATCATTTATTAATGTCATTTCCAACCATCCGGTTTAATATATGTCTTACCGTGCCCGCTTTGAGAATATACCGGCCATCTTACATGTCGATCCATTACGGCAGCAACTCTCCGTTTAACTGATACGCAACTGATACCAGAGAAATGTTTAAACCGATCCTGGTTTTTGATGATGGATCGGATATGATTGTTGCACGGACGAACCGGTTGTTTTTTGAACATGCTCTAATCGCTTGCAGCACGTCTCTTTTAGCCCGAACCCAATCAACGTATGCCAATACCATTATTTGTTTATCTCCTTCTCAATCTTCTTCTCCAATATTGGATCCCGATATTTTAAATATGTTTGCACCGCGTAGGATTTTATGGAAAGGCTTTCGTCGATCCTATCCCGGCACCCGATAGGATCGTCAAAGTTAAGCGCGATGTGGACCTTAACGCCTTTCTGAGATATTTCGATAAAGTCGGGATAATGGGTGTGATTAGAAGTGAGTTTATCCATTATTCCCTCTTGATAAATAATCCTGTCGTCAACGAATCTTCCCACAAGAATATTCCTAACGCTTCTTTCCGGATCTCTTTTGCCAAATCCTTTAACGGCATCTTCTGATCGTTTGACTGCGCGCGGATCTCTAATGCCGAATTGAGCGCCGACATTAACGCGATCCTGCATCCGGTTCGTTCTGACTGAGGCAAGAGTTTCATTACGGATTTGATATGATCTTCCATGATCTCAATGGTGGCCACTTCGTTCTCCTTGATCCGTGCATCCCCGTCCGCGTTCTCTTTTGCGATAACATTCTGCGCATCGGGGGTTACAACAAACCCCGCTTTCTCAGCGCGTTCTTTTACTTCCTGCGCGGGTAACGGATCGGAACTTACGGATTTAACCGTATTAGTATTCTCTGATTTTTTAGTGGTTGACCAGAACACGCAGAACCCGTTTCTGTTCTTGTTCCATTCTCCGGCATCACCGTTCGCTGTTCCTTCAAGCATCCCGTGGATTTTCCCGCCGGGTTCTTTAGCTAACGTGTGTTCTTTTCCATACTGATCCTCAATTGTGATCGTATGGCTGTCCTGTTTTACGATCTTGCCGATCTTGTTCTGGTATGTTGGTTTCTCGTTCATTTCTTAACCACCTTATAATCAATCCGTGTTTGCCCTACGCGATGCAGCACAACGTCGATAATAACGTTATCGGCTTTCAGTGCTTTCTTAACTTCTGGTTGGGTTACAGAGAACTCCGCTTTACATTCTTCCGGATTCGTTCCAAACAGATCAACCGCATCCCGCGCTTCCTGTTTTTTGCTTTGCCAGATCCGGTCCCACGCCTTTTTGTATTTTGTGCGGAGAAGTGAGAGATCGACGGTTTGTTTGGGGGTGACCGTTACAATCTCCATCTTACACTGCGAGTCCTCGTCTATCCCGTTCTTGATCGCATAAGATAGATATTTCTCGCGTTCGTCTCGGATCGCTTCAATCTGTTTTTCCAATTTTAAGATATCCCCGTCTAACTGCCATACCATAGTAAGAGGATCTTTGATCGTTTCTTCCGGCAATGGGCACTCGGATAAACTGCGTTGTTCTGCTTTTGCGTTCATTATTTCACCTTTTTTTTATGTTCGTCTTTCCAGACAGATCCAACCCCGTTACACGCGGGGCACACACAGATAACCTCTCCGGTTATCGAAGTTCTAAATACTCCCTCTCCGCAACACGCATTACACGGAACTGTTGGCATCAATCATCACCTTCACGCATTAGATGATACTTACGATCCCCTTCAGATTCCCGCGCATCGTTTTCACATTCTCCGGGGGATTTGTTACAATCGACTGTTTCGCAATTCCTGCATATCCCTGGTTCGTTCCAATAGTTGCTCATTCTTCCCCCATCTGTTTATTGATCTCTTCTGCAAACTGATCATACTCGTCCGGATATCGGCGCGGTTCGTCTAATCCTTTATCGGGATCGATCATTCAACCCACGCCCCCTTCTCAAAATATCCTCTTCCAGACAAGTAAATTTCGAGTTCCGATATTCTTTCATTTAATTTATCCCTGTTTTTTGTAATGCGCCGTAACTCTTGCTGCCAGTTCCCGAGAGTCAAATCATCCCAATTATCGATCAGATATTGACGGAACTTTTTTATCTCGTCGTGATCAGAAGACCACACCCTTTTCAGATAGTCGTCAATATAAGCAACAATATCATAATCACCGTCGATCTCAATATCAGTACTAATGTTACAGTACATCTTTTTTGATCCATCCGGGTTCATTACCGCAATGTGTGTCGAGATGCTTTCTTGGGTCGGATCACAGAAATTGAAATGCCCTTTTCTGCTAACCACATAAATATATTCGTATTGTTTCATCAGTAATCCCCCCGCTGCAAGAACCGTTCTGGATCAAACGTCTCATCATCCGCAAAGATCGTGCCCTGTAACGCCCGTTCCATCTCGCTAAGCGTCTCCGTGGCACAATCCAGATACTCTGCACACGTTATGCACTCTTCTGATTTGCACATCATAATCCACCGTAAGAGTAAATATAGGGTTCAATAGATTTGAGGGATCTCTCAAATAGTTTTGATGCCGATTCGTGTGTGCGGGACTGAGAATATATTTGTCCGTGGGGGTGTGAGATGCGTACAGTAAACGTTGGATCTCCGTTGCTTGCTGGAATTGCCAACACCTCTACTACAAAACGCTCCAATTTTCCATTTTTTGTTGCTACAATTTCTTTCATCGTTTCTTTCACCTTGTTATCAGTTATCAAGAATGTCATAATGGTGATCTTCTATCTCGCATTTTTTCAGTTTGGATGCTTTTAGCACTTTTTTTGCGTCAATGGTCGTTACCTTGTCATACGCATCTGCCTTGTCATTACCCATGACAAAACATTCAAAGGTTAGTGTTGCTTTAAACATTGTTTTTACCATCGTTTCTTTCACCTTGTTTTTTTTGATATACAACAATAGTCTTTATGAGTATTTATATTTTACTAAAAAGAAGAAAGGGTTATTCGATCTTCCCGCATTCGTCGACACGGTGGAACTTGTTTGCCAACACTTTGATCGCTTCCTGCGCGGACTTCACTTCCGGATCTTCGGTCTTCATCCGGCAGAAATGATATGCCATCTGTGCACCAATACGGAGATCAATGATCGCGCCAAACGATGAACAACGGAATGAAAACCCCGATGAGAAATCGAGGTTGGAATAACTGAGGTCGGAACCACGGAGGTCGGAACCACTGAGGTCGGAACCACTGAGGTTGGAATAACTGAGGTTGGAATAACTGAGGTTGGAATAACTGAGGTCGGAACCACGGAGGTCGGAACCACTGAGGTTGGAACCACTGAGGTCGGAACCACTGAGGTCGGAATAACGGAGGTCGGAACCACTGAGGTCGGAACCACGGAGGTCGGAACCACGGAGGTCGGAACCACTGAGGTCGGAACCACTGAGGTTGGAATAACTGAGGTCGGCCTTTTCTCCCCCATCTTCACCCATCAACCATTTCTTGTGTTTCTCAAGAATGGTTTTCAACTCTTCTTTCGTTACCATACAATATTCTTATCGTTGTAAGTATTTATATTTTTACTTATCCGGGAAAAAGAGGTATATTAAGATTTTGTTTTCGGTTGTTCTATCGTCCTACCAATAACCGGATAATCGTTAATCGCTTCGGGTTCTTTCTTGCTGAATATAATAATACAAGAAGGAAACGGTGCGGAACCTTTTCCATCTCCGAACTTTAACCGGCCTTTAATAAATCGTATCTCCGCCGATTTCATTACGTACTCGTGCCAGTATTTCGTATCAGTGCGTGAGGGAATAAGACATACTACTACCGCGCCCTTAAGCGATTCTTCATACGCCTTTTTCATGAACGCACCGATCTTACTGTATGGAGGATTAAGCCAGAATGTGTTATGTCCACATATTTTCCAATCGTCCTCTTCAAGAGCATTAATAAAATAGTTTTCCGGACCACATTTGTTATTTGTTTCTATCGCTGCCGCATCGACCTCAAAATGGAACTCCTGATCCAACATCTCAAAAAGCCATCCGGGTGTACTCCATTCGTCACTGTTCTTACTATAACATGCATCCAGATTCATAATTCTAAAATCTCCGTATGTGGATCGATCTCGTGCGCAATTATTCCGCGATCTTCCCCATAGTTTCTTAAAAACCGATCTATGCAGATCTTGGCGTCTTCCGGACAGTCGTATTCATCACAAATAAGAGTTACGTTTAATTTTATTTTCATTATATAACACGCTCCTTAAATGCCGATCTTTTGCATCGGTAACAAGTACATACCTTAATTTTACCTTCAAGGATTTTTTTAGCCATAAATTTATTCTCTGATATTACTTTGCCCTCTTTCATAAAATCGTGATAACAATCGTGCCCAACAATTTTACATAAAGGGCGGTTTAAAAATTCAAATACACTAAGTATTTTCATTATTCCCACCGTATAATCTGCGCTTCTATCCCATCTGCCGGGATCTTCCCGTTCTTACTAATCAATACATCCAGGTTCATCTTGTTTTCAACCTCTCTTCAAGACGGATCCGTTTAAATGCTCTGTAATAATCAAGATGGATCCCGTATTTTCTTTCTATTCCGGTATCCATCATGTATTGCAACTGCCCGAGCATGAGTTCGACATCTGCAACCTCATTCGCAATATCCATTATTGTTTTTTCACTATGGTTGCGTTTCCATTTTTGGATTGCTAATATAAGTTCTGCAAGTTCCTCAGTAACCATATTGATTTGGGCATCTGCACCCCATTTATCAACACACTTTTTATATAATTCCCCGTCTTTGGAAAGTTCTGTTTCGTCATCGTCTTTGTATGGATTCATTCTTTTACCTCACCATTAATTCTTTTACCACATGAGATATAAACATTAACATCACATGAAAGACAATCTCCATCACAGTTTTTATAAGGGGGTGTTTTAGGATTGTTTTTAATGTGGTTTTTTAACAATCCTCCACCAGGCTTGTATGCCATTATTTCCCCTCCCATGTATAATGTTCGTGCCGTGGTTCCATGATATCCCCGCACCGTTTCGCGGTATCAACGGCTGACATGATCGTGTGTTCGTCTTTAAACGATCTCTCTGCCATCTTTGCAAGTAACAACTCTTTTGATAATTTCGGTTCGTTTTTTATAACTTCTCTCAAAGCCCCGATCATGTTCTTCTTTTCCTGAGAAACACCCTGCCCGATTCTACCCAAATCAATTTTACCTGTCTTCGGATCTTTACAAACAGATTCCATACATGCATCATAAATACTAATTGCATATTCGGCATCTTTTAATGTTACTTCTCCAGATAACCGTATCCGTGCCGATGCCTCCGCTAACCGGATCAATGCTTCCTGTTGTCGCATTGTCGCGGGGGATGGTGCGTTTTCCGTCGGTTTACCCCTGATTTTTAGATAGTGTTTTGTGAGGTATTCCCGGACCTGTACGTTCATTATCGGAATAATATTACGTTTGGCATATGCGATATATTGTTTTAGGAGTGCCCCTGATATTGGGATCTCCGTTAATTTAAGATCTTCTTCTGATACTCTGTCGAGTTTCCCCGCCGCTCTACACTCTGCAATATATCTTGTTTTTACTACGTGCCGGCTTTTCTCTTCGTCTGATTTCGGTTCTGGGTTGTCGATCATTAGATAGAAAAGATCAATACGGGATAGAAATGCGGGGGGGATTGTTATTTGTTCCGAAATGTCCGCAAACGGGTCGAACCGCTCATATTTGGGGTTTCCTGCACAGATCAGTGAACATCTCGCTTTAAGCAACCTGTTTTGCCCGGCTTTGATAATCCTCACTTCCCCCTCCTCGGCGATATTGAGAAGTGAATCTATCGTTTCCGGATCCGCTTTATCGATCTCATCAATTGCCGCAACACCCTTATCTGCTAACGGCAACGCCCCCGCCTCTATCATCCACCGTCCGTCATCGTCCCTTGTTGCCATACCGGACAACCCCACACCGGAAGATGTAACGGCACTTGCATATACCCCTCGGGGGGATTGTCGTGAAGCGTATTTTATAAGTTTGCTTTTTGCAGTTCCGGGATCACCTAAAATCAATATATGAATGTCCGGCCTGTTAATCGTCCCATCTGTATTAACTGATTCAACCCCCCCAAACATCTGCAATGCTATTCCACGTTTAATATCAGTGTACCCGTATATTGACGGGGCTATTGATGAAGCGATCAGTTCTAACGCATCACCACTTTTAGCAATCTCTTTTATTTTAGTTTCCGCGTCTTCCGTGATCGCAATCTCTTCAAAGTCCCGTTGTGATGCTTCAATAGACGACAACTCTAAGAACAGATCGAACACCGTGCTTTTCTCACCTTTAACGATTCGTTGTGTGGCCCGTACAATGGCGTTTATGGTTGCCCTGTCACCCGGATAAAGATCGTCACATGCATCGTCTAATACGATCACGTCCATTACCTGCGGTTGCGCACCCGGGGCTAACCCTTCGCTGTTCTCCTGGATCTTAAGTTTCTGTTGGTTGGTGAACCGGCTGCGTGCAGGTATCAGATCAAGTTTCTTAAACTGGCACCCGTCCGTCATACATCCATTGGGTTCGACAAACCGGCTATGGGATCCCTGTATCTTATGTGTGAAATGCCCCGCTGGACATCGGAACACCGCTTCTGTTATTCTCGGTCTTACCTCCGTCGCCCGGGTAACTATTGCCCCTTCTATCGCCACCAACGTGTTTACATCGTCATACCGGAGATCCCGCAATAACCGTTTTTTCGCCACACCTGAGAAACGGATATTAAGATCTTTGATCTCTTTGTTATCCCCCGTCCGGATCAGAGCGTTGGTTTTAATAGCGTCCCGGATATCCTCAATGACTTTCCCGGGATTCTCGATCAGTTCGTCCGCTAACGCAATCCCGGTTTTACCCCATTTCTCGACATCCCGATAATTGATAATTAGGGACCGTTTATGTGGGTATTCCCGGGAGATCTCCCCCATCTGTTTTTTGTAATATAGTTTAAGAAACGTCGTCCAGTCCTGTGTTCTATCGGTTTCTTGAATGTCGCCCACTCATTCCACTTCCTGCATTCCTTCACATCGGGTACACCGTAAAAACCACATACCCGTTTCGATTGCTCCCGTTCGTCCGTCTCTTCTGGGGGGATATACGGTTACGGGTTCTACAAAATAAAAAGTATCGTTTTTGCAATACCTGCATTTTATTTTAGATTCGGTAGATTCTACCTCATCACTCAAGCCGATCACCGCTTCGTTTTACCCGACAATCCTTTTCCGGGTACTGGCAAAAGAACATGTTACATGAGTATGATCGGTATTTAATAGTATCCCATCCTGCCGTGTTATTTCCAACATTACATTTTGTTATCCAGTGCCGTTCGTGTTCACAACAGGGTATTGTGTAGTCAATCATAGCCGTGTTTGCTCCATCCACCCTTTTACCCTCTTGTTTGCTAGATCTACATACTCTTGTGATATTTCAAACCCGATAAACTTTCGCTGGTTAATCAATGCCATCTTAGCCGTTGTACCACTTCCCATAAACGGATCAAGAACCAGATCTCCTTTGTTACTCCATGAAAGGATATGATCGGATGCTAATTGCTCTGGGAAGGTGGCGGGGTGTTTAAATGCAATTTCGTCTGATTGCGACATATTTAATCCAACCAAATACCCAAAAATATTATCCTTAATTTTAGAATATTTAAACGGAACTGTTTTTGTTGTCCTTGATCCGCTTGATGCCCCCCCCTGTAATTGAGAATCTGATTTTTTCTTTGATGGTGGGTGGGATGTTCTTTGTTTTGTAATATCCATTAAAGGATTGAATGTTTTAGTAGCACCTTTCGATAAAACAAACATAAATTCAAAACATTGTTCATATCGGTTGTGGTTTGTGGGGATGTGCGTAAGTTTACGATAGATCATCGTATCATGCAGATTAAACCCAACCTCTTTAAAATAAAGTGCCTGTTTAAACGATGTGCCCGTTTCACTTCCATTAATTGTAGCATCCCCCACTACCCAAACCACAACCCCACCTTTTTTAGTTACCCGATATAGTTCGCGTGCAAGGGCTTCAAAATCCCATGTAAACCCATTATACGTTCTCAGGTTATCGTAGGGGGGAGATGTAACCGTTAGATCAATACTCTCATCATCCAACAGTTTACATCCTTGCACGTTATCCATACAATATATTTTATTTAATTCGAGCAATCGTTTCCACCCTCTCAAAATGCGCGCAATCATCTTTCCCGCCCGTTAAGTGCTGATAAAGATACAACTTTTGCAGCCGGTTCTTATCACAATACTGTTTATGTTTACATTGATCACAGATCATTCTTTCACTCTCTCGTAAATTCCAACCGGACACGAAACTAGAGGAATACCGTATGATACCATCCCATTAGGACATCCGTTTTTTAACTTGCACGTGTCACAAAGATTTTTGGCAAAATATCTGCAAAATCTGGATGTAATATTACTTAATGGATATGGACACCCAGAAGACATAAATCTGGCACAGTCTGGACAATAGACTACTTTACGGGATTCGCCCCCACCACCGGGTTTATACACCATACTTATACATCCTTTTGTGGTGCACCTGCATGTGATGCCGTTGATCTTCTCGCGCCACACACCTCGCATCTTTTAAAAGTGTCTTGACCCGATAGTTTATATGCCCTCATATTTGGTTGTAGTTTTGAGATTGCTTCAAAACACTTGTTACACATGATCACAAAATCAATGTGCCCGTATTCTATGAGATCTACTTTATACATGGTAATATCCTTACACCTCCTCGATCCTCATTCCTATTTTATCTGCATACCCGATCCGTGCGGGGATATCACAGTCTGGGTCTCCCGTGTTACAATGGTGGATCGTGCGTTCTGCCGCATCCCTAAAGATCATTGCATCGTCCGGATCGTCGATTATTAAATTACCCGGAGAAAATCTCTGTTTACACATGCGACATTCATAAATTATTCTTCTGTTTTTCATGGTGCACCATCATCACAAAGCCATAAGGAATTATTAGCAATATAACAGGCTTCCCGGAACTCTTCTTGATCTTCCATACGTTCCCATCCGATCAATTGCTCGTCTTCTGTCATTCTTTCACCCAAAAACGGCAGCCCGTCATTTCAGTTGCAAGGCGCATAGAAAAATGGTTGTCCCCGTGTTGGTTAATACGGGACATCGTTTCACGTTCTGGATACCAATCACATGTTTTTCTTCCGCAGTTGCCGCAGTGATTTTTTGCAGTTACTAACATTTTTCTGCTCATTCATTTCACCTTCATTAACCGGACCATAACCGATCCGATCTCGCTGGCCGTAGCTTCTATCCCTTTACTATTCAAGTGTGACATTATTAACCTTTCCCCTTTCACATCATCCCGGGCGTACGTCTTAACGATTCCAGGATCGGCCTCAGCATAATCAGAGATCGCCGTCTGGATCGTTTTCATGCGCGGGTCTTCGGGTTCACCCACAAGTGATCTCCAATACTCTACCGTAACCTGTGACAACTCCGTAATCCCCCGGCTTTTTAGATCCTGCACCAAATTGGCAGGCGCACGGATGCAGACATTCATCATCTCATACGGGGGTTTCGGTCTCGGCAAGTTAAGATACCTCACGGTAAACAGAAAACTATATTAAGTAGAAAAGAGAATAGTATATTGGCAGACTCTTCTTTTTTCTGACTTATTATAGACTCTGATATACTGTTTATAATCACGATAATAAATACTTTTCTGTTGTTTCCCATATTTGCAAAAAAAGAGTGTAATGATCGTAATTATAGTTATATAATAACGAATTGTACTTAAAGAGTAAGGTTTATATAGTAATAGTGTCATATAGGTAACCCTAAGAATAAAATGATTATAATCAATTCAGATGAGATGATCTAAATGTTAAAGAAAAAAGAACGAGTGCTGAATAAAACCCAATACAAAATAAAAAAATATTGGTTTTAATTATAGTTATATAATAACAAAGCAGTATTCTTTTTTCCCGGAAATTCCCCTTTTAATCGTAAAAGGTTAACAGATCAGATAACTATCGTGTACCTGAAGGGGAATGTATCGCAATTATTAATACTATTTATAGTTAACCGATATATTTACGTCTGATGCTATAAACTATATGTTGGTTTATAAAAAAAAGGTTATGTTTGATATTCTTTCTCGCAGTGATGCCAGACACGATCCTTGTACCGGTTCACCCTCCATTTCATACACCATACCTGACACTTAGCTACATTATCATCAGGTATACTTGATACTAACCGGTGCTGACAACAAAACAATCCGGGTTCGATGCACTTTACTATATGCCGGATCTCTTCATCCATTTTATTCCTCTTTTAACTTTGTGAGATATTCGCGCAACTTTGTAAATTCATAATCGTATTTTGATTTTGATAACTGGTCGAGTTCTTGTAGTTGTTCATAATTCAAGTAGATTTTCCTGCCATCGTTTAAAGTGGCTATGGTTGTAATAGGACCTTGTATAAATGTTCTTATTTCTCCGTCATCTTTGTACCCGGGAACAATTATCTCACCACATATCACGCACTCATAATGCCATTCCTCATTATAGTCGTCGGTCGCCTCACAATCTACAACAGTTACGAGAGTTGGATAATGGTTATCTTTGCGTGATGATCTGTAATGATAATGCCCCTGATTATCCGTGTATTCCCAGTCGGGATCAGGATATGTATTATTATATGATGATATTTCTATTGGATCACACCGCATTTCAAATTGTTTAAATCCACATTCAACAAACACTTTTATTGCCGTCTTCTTTATTGCATCTGGATCCATTTTAATCATCCCACTTCTGCATTTTGTCCCTGTCAATACACGGGCCGGACCAACTAGGTACAATAGTCATTACATGATCGGCCTCTTCAGATCCACACCGCACACATTTCAGATAATAGTTTCGTTCGATGATCACATCTTCAGAATGGTTCCCGATCTTCTCGGTAAATTCAAGGATGTGGAAGTAATGGTGCCCGCAATTCTCACACCGGAATAAAAGAGGCAATCCTATATATTCTCCATGTGCCAGCGCGTTAGCTAATGATAATTCCCGGCCACTCATTCAGTCCACCTTCCTGAAATTCTCCATCAAGGACGGAAAAATTCTGCAATGATTGTTTTTTATTTTCGGTTCAATAAACGGACATTCGACATCCACCGAATACCGGCACCGTTTAGGACAGGGGACCGTATCACAGATATAATGATACGTCCGGACTTCTTTATCCTGCAATTGTTCCTGCATAGTTCATTGTTCCTATTACTTTTTCTCGTTTAAATACTCTCCCGCACTTGCACCGGAAATCTTTAGTCTCAGATCGGTACCGAACATCGCGGCTTTTGTTGCAATCGGGACGTTTGACATTCCGGCCATACCAGTTATTCGGCTTTGGTTCCACGTTTCACCTGCTCACAGGCTTGCTGAATATTCGCTTCGTTCGCGCAGGATGGATGATATTTTACAGCCAGCACCTCGTCATTATTGAAAATCGCAGTTCCAAATACCCGATCTTCTAACAGTGTAAATTTTCTCCCGCAATAACAGCAATGTGTGTTATACCAGTTCTGGCTTTTACCGTATTCTATTTTTACCATTATTACCTCCTTACAATTTTTATTATCTCACCAGTAAAAAAAACCCCTTTGTTTCTAGTACATTTAATCCCCTCAAAATCGCGCAAATAGATAGATATCGCTTGTGGAGTATCCCCTATGCGATATGCAATTTGCTTAGAAGATATCCTCTTTAATCCCCGATCCTGAAAATCCAATAACACAGCTAAGATCAACTCGCGTTTTCCGTTATGTCGTTTAAATAATTTTGGTAAATTAAGTTTCTGAACCGAAAGTTTAACGTCCTTGTTTTTACGTGGTCTCGGTTCTCGCGGCAATAATGAATGTATATATTCAAATTCCTTGGTGTCTGGGTTATAATGTTCTTCGCACTCAGAAAGAAACGGACACACGGACGGTCCCGCCGTGCATTGTTCTCCGCGATACATTCCGATCCTGTTTCCGCACGTGTTATGATGCTTATCGTTATATCTCATACAAACCCCAAGAAAGAACATTCAATGGGGTTTCCGAGATCAAGATCGCACGGATCAATACCTAACTGATGCCACCAATATACGGGGCCGTGCGCGTGCCCGTGTGCGTCGCACCCTTTCATTACCGGACACCGAGCGCAATCTTCAAGCGTTTTCTTTGACATTAATCCCCGCTCCTGTTCATCCTCTGACTCCGAGCGCATTCGTTCCGGCATGATGTAATATACGGACATTTCGCGCAAGGGTTGCGTTCACACATACGTTTCACTCCGTTCGGATTAATTGTTTTCATTTAAGTTCCCTCCGTTATGTTTGTCAGGATGCCGGCTTTCATTACCTTCTCTAAGTAATGCGCGTATTCTTTGTTTTTCGTTGCCAGTATGTAAGCAGCCCGCAAGAACATCTCGCGGTTATCCTGAGACATTGATAGTGCGATATCCGGCCCGGGATCCTGTATTACGACCGATGCGATGCAACAACATGCAGACTGAATATTTAGTTCATCCTCCGTAAGTTCAAGAGGGATAAGTTTAGTGCGCATTTTCGTTTCACCTTTTTTGTTAAACACATATTATCGCTCTCACTATTTATATTTTTCACTTGCTAAATGGTGCCTTTTTTGGATTAATGGAAAGTATTAAATACTTATAACGCACACACAATAATTATGACAGCACGGGAAGGAAAATCCCCCTGTCCTAACTGCGGGTTGAAAGGCCGCGTCCGCGTGAGGAAGGACAAATCCTTAGTCTGCGGGGACTGCGGGTATGATTCCCGTGAAAAAGATAGTGGAGGTAAAAAAGATGATTGATGCAAAGAAAATGATGATGCTCTCGATCATGATGATCGGGATCCTGCTTATCAATCCGGTAAGCGCAATTGTACCGCCCGATGACTACTTCATTAAAGACGGGTATGGTAACGGCCAGCCGGTCCATGACGGTATCCAGCTTGGATACGTGTGGTGGATCACTGCCGATAACCGCCAACAGCATTTTAATGATGTCCATCTCGGACTGACTGAGTATAAACTTAAACAGTCCCACGATGAGCAGGAGAAGCTCGCATTCGCACGGTATGCGTATCAGTACTCTATGCCTGACGTTCCGTATGAACCCAATGAAACCCCCTGTGTCGGATTCGATTGCGGGGTTGTGCGGAACACCCCCGAGACTGACACGTACGAACCTGCACACGGAAGCGCGATCTTCCGTTAATCTCACAAAAATTTTTGCAACCATACCAAAGTGGTCAAACGTCGGGGATATTGGAGTGCCCCGTTCCGCAGGTTCGAATCCGGCTGGTTGCATCCCTCACCGATGTGGTGAGACACATGAATCGAGCATAGGAGAACTTCGCCGGTTCCGCTTAACTGCGGCGAACTCCGCGCTGATTTAAGTATCAGAAATGCGGGTCGCCTTCTGCGACAGAAGGACTTGAAAAAGTCAGAACTAAAACGAGGCGCCGGTACGCGCCTATCCTATGCGGAGCAGGTTAAAATCCTGCGTGGGGGGTTTGGTTGAAGTGGTTGCAATCCGGCTCTACGGGTTGCGCGGGTTCGATTCCCACCGATCAAATTGTGGACACAACCACGTTAAAAAATGCAACCTTGTGGAACATTGGGTAGTACGAATCCCATTATTATCACCTCAAAAAAACCATTTGATTTCCAAACCAATTTTTATTTTTTGAAAAAAGTTAAACTTGGAATCCGAAGAAGGATCCCGCAAGTTTCATTAATGTAGGGAGATCGTTAATTCCAAAATAGATCACGCACGCTAGAAGAACAATATCTTCTGGCAGGTCGCTCCCGATCTCGTAATAATGGAACTCGTCTTTTAAAGACTGTTTGATCTGGGGGGATATATCCAGATTATCGATCTCTGAATACTTGATATGTGTCCGTTTCCAGACTTTCAGACCGTCTTTCAGGCCATATCCAAACGCCTCCCACTCTGATGCAGTCATACCTAATATTGTTGGTGTTCCGGCGGGTTCAAACGTAACAATCACTCCGGAAGCACACCGACTTTATAATAATACGTTACTGAATCAAACATATCATACTCGCGCTTAGCTACATCGAACGGCGCTCCGGAATAAAGCATATAATTCTTAACGAATTTTCTTCGTCCGAGTTTAAACTCTATGGTGTGGACTTTCCCGGGCTTCATGTATTTTGAATATGCCGGAATCTCAAATGCGTAATCTTTCGCCCGGCTCTCATCATCGTTCCGGATCCAGTCGGTAACGTACTGGCATTCTTTCCCGTCCACAAACATCCCGATCAGGAGCGAATAATACGATCCGTCCTGCTCGTCCGTGCTCATTGCAAGGTTTGCCTGGATGTTACGCGAGAGATGAAACCGATACCCGTCAAACGTTGGCGCGCTGTTCTTATTCGTTGCAAGTTCTATCGGTTCCGAAGGATCACGATAAAACACCGAGTTGATCTTAGCTGACATCATGATTACACTTCCATTTACTAAAAGATAAGTATATTTTAAATATAAGTAACTACTACTAAATAAACTTTTGTGTTATCCTTTTTCATATGCCGGTCTCTCCGGCCAAACAATGTTAAACGGATCGGTGTTATTTTGCGGGATGTCTCGCAACGATTGCCGGTAATCTTTCCATGCGGATTTCAATGCCGTTTTAAGTTTTGTATCCACCGCGTTTACAAAATCGCTCTCTTTAAGTAATTGATTCCGTTCTACCCGCACGGCCCCCCACGCTGCACGGGATATGTTGACAGGATCAGTAACATAATCGTTTATATCCTCCTTATACTTGATATCAACAACCAGTTTATTATTTTTGTTGGTGTTGATGATCTGGCTGTTTAATACGATTAGATCTTCAAGTTCTGACGTTAACCGATCATGCATCTCCTTTTTAAGGGCAGGATCCAATGGGATACCGGGCAACCGTCCAGAATGAAACAATTTGATTTCTTTGCGTTTGGTTTTGATCTCATCTGTTTTATCAGCAATTGGATCAGGATACGATTCTTTTACTACTTCCATATATGCCACTCTATACAAATCTTGTTCATAATTAATCATACTGCAACCCCTTTAACTTTTGCAATGTTTGCAGTAGAGATCCCGCAAATTTTCGAGATGTTCGCAGACGTGATCCCATTAACCTTTGCGATGTTTGCCCAACCCCCCCCACCATCTTCTGTCTGTAACTCCACTCTACGTAATCCTAAGTAACCACTTGCAGAATAGTTATCTGCAATTTTAATAGCGTAATACTGATAGGATGTTGTGTTGGTTACTACTACGTATTTAGGATCTGTTGTGTCGGCAGAAACATGTTGATCAAATGCCGATACGTCTGTTGTTAATTGCGTCCAATCTGTATCAATAGCGTATGTAAGTTCCGCAAATGCAGTTGCACTATTAGACCCCCAAAACGTAAAGTTTTTTGCCCCACGGTTTGTATCTGTCCCAGTCTCGTGATGATTCTCGTAATATATGCGTTTTATTATTTTCCCACTACCAAGATCAATATGAAATCTTTGATTGGTATATGTCCCTGACACCGAAACCCATTCATTGTTATCTCCACCTCCTGTGAGGGACTTTGTTGGATCTGTGGCAAAATATGGATAATAACTCGCGCTGTAATACGTGGTGGATTTAACATGATCCCCATCTTGTGTTGGATATTGGCTTGTATAAGTCATTTAAATCACGCTAGCTCCAAATAGGTATCATCGGGTTTGAAATACATTATTACAGGAGTTATTGCGTATCCTAATATCTGAACCACCTTTCCGGTACCCGTTGGAACGGTTTGCGTGAGTCCCCCGGCAGTTCCACTTGCATAAATCTTACCACCTTCCGACCAATTCCACGAATCGTCACGGACAACCCCCTCAAGAAGATATAATCCCGATATATCTGTCGATATTGCCGCCGTTGCCATTGCCACTACTGGCATCGCCGCCGACGTATCTGAATCTGCTAACGCAATCTGCCCACTAGAATCAAAATAACCAACCTGAAATATAGTGGTGTTTTCGTGGGCGTTAAATGTAGCAGTAATCCCAGAATAAGTATGATCTGCCGTTAATACCCGTTCTATTTCTAACCCCTTTGCCAATTGTATATTGTTTGAATCGTCTATAACGATCCCAGAATTTTGGATTGTTTTGCCTCCGGTTCCGTTAAATCTTACGATAGCATTATCAGTACTTGATGCAGCGCCGGTAACATCCCCCGCTCCAATATCGGCTGCCGTAAGTGGATCTATCCCCCCGGTGGCATGTTCTGTAGCATGAGCACGGATATATGTTACCATTGCGTTATAGTTCGCCGCTGTCAGTTTTGTGATGTATGCCGTTACTGTTGAATACCATGTCATCTTTCTCTCACCTCAGCATTACCCCAGATATAAAAATCCGTTCGTTTCAGGCATTTCGGGCATACCAAAAACGCATCTTTTCCGTTTGGAGAGATATAAACTGCGTTCTGTTCTATCGGTTGTTTTAACTCGTTTCCGCACCGTTCGCAGGTAAAACGGGGTTTTGGATCTTTAACTACATCTGACATCCGTCTAATTTTCATGATTTATTCCCTCACGTCTTCATAATATACGCAAGCACATAATACGGGTTCATAATAACCAGTTTTGTACCAGACCCGAGCGCAGACGTGGTAATGGCTGTTTTGCTGGAGGAACTCCCACTGCTTACATAAACACCCGAATCTGCACCCGCCAGATCCTTTACCAACCCGGAGTTAAGGGTTACGTTCGGTAAGTTGGCTTGTGCAATTGCCACATCGTAAGCGCCGCCCGTATCATCTACGTTCCACGACGGATCGCCCGAATCTGCAACCGCCCCGACAATCATCCGACCGCGTAGATCCGGCGTTGAACTGGCGCCGTTACAGAATACAAACCCCGAAGGCACTGCCGATATTGCACCCGACCATGCAACAATCATTCCTGTTGATAATACACCGGTTGATCCAAAAAGTGTGTCTACATACCCTTTAGTTGCAAGATCTTTATACGCCGTCGGAGTTCCGTATCCCCGTGCAAGTTGACCATTCCCTGACAAATCCCCGTTCGCAAGGATATAATGTGGTCCAAATCGAGACGATGCCCAGCCACAATACGAAGTCCCTCTCTCATCAGTAATATCTGCCGTAAGAATTGATGTAGCCGCCGCTGCAACCGCGATCTGTGCTAATGATATTTCCCATGTGCTTGCCGATTGCGTAAGTGCCGGGGCTGTCGGAGACGCCGCTTTTGTACCTTTTAGGACGTTTGCCGTAAATGAATTGCCGCTCCATGATACTCTTAAAACGATCCGATCAATGCGGTTCCATGATGCGTCCGCTGCTTCTATAGTCATCGTTTGCTGTGCGGTGTTCTGATACCACACTCCTTGTGCCCATGCTTCACCGGTTTTTAGCAAAACATTCATTGCGGCGGGTGTGTTCTGGATAACTTCCAGTTCATTCAGGACACCTTCGAGCACCCCGTCGCCCCGCATGATCTTTTTCATAAACTCTGCAAAGTTTGCCTCGGTGTACGAAGCGGAATCAAAGAACCTATAATTTTCTGCCATAATATGTTACCTCCTTGTTTCTGCGTCATACCCCCGACGCTGGTTTTTCAAGATCCTGACCAGATCTGGCCATTCTTTACCTAACCCGATAGTGATCTTCTCGCCTTCAGCCGAATACTCCTCAGATACCGAGATAATGCGGGACGCTAACGTAACCACCCCAGAAAATACGGCGGTGATAGTATCCCCGATGTCAAAATCGGTCTGGTATATAAACGTTGGCGATTTGATGTATTCGAGTTCTAACGATACCTGTTCTTCTGACTGATTTAGCACCTCTTCGCCCCGCTTATCTAACAGGTCGTTAGATGAACAGTCCGATCCATCTATGAACGCCTCGCGCCGATCCCACCCGGTCGGTAACGCTGAGGTATAAACGTGCCGTACTGTCCGTGCAGCCGCGTCCCCGGTTCCCCCGACATAAACTATATTTTTCAGATCCATAATTGAGTTTAAATAATTAAACGATCCGACGTTACCATAATCCGGGGTAAGCTGCACCGTCGCCGATCTGTCCGTCCCGACATACGGGGTAAACGTAAAGTTCCGCCCGCTGCCGCTCCATAACAGTTTGAATGACAACAACGATTGCCGCGAGATGTTCTCTAGTGCTTCTCCTACGGTCTGATACCGCGTTGTTACATCTACATTGCCACCTCTTAAAGAGTCCACAGATTCCAACGATAGCCCCGTGAAGTTCCGGCTTGCGTCTGCACTGATACACTCTTTATCAACTATCGCCCGTGCTGCCGTCTCCGCTACTACGCTTTCCTGCGTGAAATATCCCCCGCCCGCGGTTGTGTTGTAAAGACAAAGACGGTTAGCAAATATTGATTCTACACCCCGTCCCGATATTTTCCAAGCCTCAGATTGTTTGCCGTTCTGGTCCAACGGTTTCTCGATCCGTTCGATAATCCCTATCCTGTCGGTTCCCGCGCGGTTATACCGTATAAACCCGCCTAATGCGAACTGGTCAACTCCCGTTTTATATCGGTTAATTATGATTTCCCAGTTATCACAAGTGTACCAGTTAATTTCATACTTGAAATATTCATAATCATCTATAATTGCCTTTAGTACCATTGACGAGGTGTAAACATAAACCGGGATCGGAACGGGTGTATATGATACCTCTAAATCTTCGTCAAAGATAAGATAATCAAAAACTCCGTAATCAAAAATTGAAGACTCGCCGGCAAATTCCGTCATGTTACACCGCCGAATATTTCGAAGACCATTCTATCGATATGATCGTCGCTGCCGCGATAGTGTCGTCAGTAAGTTGGATCGTGTTGTCGCCCGGTTCTAACGACCACAATGTAGATCCCGATGCCAAATACTGGAACCCGTTTGAAGACCCGCCACCTGTCGGGTAATACGTGATGGTTTTGTTACCAAACCCGGTAGTTATAACCATCCGGTCCCCAGCAACCATAGTAATATTTAATGCAATATATTCTCCGGTTGCCCCGTTAGTGAGCACGGGATTTTCAATAGACCCGTCGATAGTAATAGTAACTTCGCTATCCACATTCCCGTCATTAGTACAAACCACGGTTGAACTGTTTGATCCGAGCGAGAACGGAAATCCGAACGGGAAGAACACCGTTGCAGTAGATTGTAAGTATTCTATGTGGGTGGTTCCATACCAAAACGGGTTATGAGCGATAAAATCTAACGTGATTAATTGGTACGTTGGCGATCTTACGGTCGGGGATAATGTCGGGGTGTTGACACCTACACAGTTAAGTCGGTACTCTGTCCCGTCCTCTTTAGTATACAGCAAATACCCGGATCCGCAAATCGGGCATAGTTTCTGCGCAAGGTTTGAAATAAGCGTCTGTTGGTTATCTAAATCGGTAGATTGTACCATCACGTCAAACGACACTTCGCGCGGTTCTGCCAGCGAACTTACCAGCGTTTCCCCATTCTGATACGGAGCTTTCAAAGTAAGGTGAGATATCGGATTATATGATATCCCCGAATAGTTTTTCAGTAGCCGGTAATTAGTCGCCGATTTTGAGAATACGAACGTTGTAGAATCCGGGGCTACCCACGTAAGACTTACCATAACACACCCCCACCAAGCCCGTTAGACTGTACCAACTCTCCTAAACTTCGATTCGCTTGTTTTAGCGCAGTAGCATTCTGTTGCGGGGTTCCCTGCGGGGATACTATCGTTACACTTTGGTTGATAGTTGTTCCAGATCCTGCGGCCCTGTTTTTATCAACATCTGAGTTTGTTCCCTGTTCGGTCGCCGCAGATTTTGCTTCAGCCGGCACACCCACTGAACTGAAATCCGCCGTGGTGAGTGCGGGTGGAGATACTGCCGCAATGTTCATCGGGGTTGCTGACGCTTCCCCGTCAGTTACCGTTATGATCTGTTGATACGCAATATGAGAGTTAACCCAGTTCAGGGTATCCGCCCAATTCTTCATTATGTTCTCATCGGCGATCTGCGCGATCTTTGCTATATTAGTATATGTCTGAAGCGAATTGTTCTGCATCTCTCCGTATATCGATTTGATTTTGTCGCTTAACGTCTGGAACGCCGTTGCCTGCTCGTCCAGATTCGCTTTTACCTGTTTAACCTCACCATCAGATCCGGGCTTTGCAGCAATCTCTTTTTTTGTCTCTCCTGCTTTTGATCCCCCTGCACGCATCCGATCTAAATATGATTGGGCCTTCTCTGCCATTGCCTGAGATTTTCCTAACCCCCCCTTGGCAATTTCAGCAAGTTGCGCCTCGCTCATATTAGCAAGTTCTGAGAATCCCGCTGTATCCGGCCCCACTCTGCCGGTTTGAAGAGATGATTTAAACATCTCGTTGTATGTCAGACCCGTTGCAGTGGCAGTTGTTGGCGCCCCCGATTTCGCCAACTCTTCGTTAAGTTTCTGGATAGAAAGACCGATACTTTCATATTTCAGTTTTGCCTTTTCAAGCAACGTGTTATATTCTTCTTGCGTTTTTACTTCTAATACCGCCCAATTAAAACGGTTTTTCTGGATATTTTCAATATCCTTTTGGGCTTCTTTCTGATCAATAAGTTTGGATTTAATATCGTTCTGTTTTTGTGCGATCTCGGTTGCTGTTAAAAGGTTCTCTTTTGAATCTTCGGGTTTTCCGCCAACCGTAAATTGAGATGTTAAAGAATCCCCGTATATGGATTTCCATCGCTTGTTTGCTTCTTCGTCAAGCATCGATTTCGGGGAAACTATCGACTCCCAGTTTGCTTTATATGCCGCGATCCATTCGCGCATCTCCTTATTTAGTTGCTCGTTAGATTTGCCTGAAAATGGCTGTTGTGCTATCAAAGACCACGCTTGGATTGCGTATTGAGTCATAAAGATCATTTCGTTTAGTCTCTCAATACCGTAATCTATCGCAGCGTTAAGGCCCCCACGCGAAGGTTGTTTTTCATCAATAATATACAATAAATTCTCAACCACCGGGATCAGTTTTGTGCCGATATCTGCTTTGGCTAAGTTTGCCTTCTCGCTCATTGTAGCAAGACGGGAGTTAAACGCATCCATCTTGGCAATTTTCTCATCGCTGATCACCGGAGCCTGATCCATAAATTTTTGTAACTCTGACCTTGAGAGACTAACCAGATCGGCGATGTTACTGAATCCACGGCCAAATAACACCATTGCGGCTTGGTTTCTGTCCATACCTTCGGGAAGCCGGTTAAGTGCGGGCAGGATCTCTAATAACAGATCGTTCATAGGGCGCAAGTTACCTTTTGCGTCAAGTGCAGATACACCAAGCGCGGTTAAATATCTTGATATATCAGACGCCGGATCTTTTGCCTCTCTTAACCGTATTGACAGCATCCGGATCGCACTTTGGATCTCGCCAGCACTTGATCCCGCTGCAATTGCGGCATGAGACCACCTTTGGTATTGTTCTGTTGATAACCCAAGATCCCGCGCATTGTCTTTAATCTCTTTACCAAGAGCCGCCGCTTTTGACGTGAGATCATATATCGCATATCCCGCTGCTAAAAATGGACCCGTTACTACCCCTATTGCGGCACCCCATCTTAACATATCGGATGAGTTTTGGTTTATCTGGTCTCTCCACTCAACAAGACCCTGTTTGGCCTTCCCCAAACCTTTGCTGAACTCGTCGGTGTTTAGCCCGAGCCGGATCCAGATTGAACCCGCGTCTGCCATTTATCGCACCTCCCGCACAATCCCTGCCGCTGCAAGAAGTTTCAGTTTTTTCGGCACTTCTTCAGGATGTTCTTGTATAGCATCTGATGGTTTATCGCGCATGATCATAAAGTCGTCAGCTTTAAACGGATCGGTATCACTACCTCTGTTCACGTTAGCCAATAATGAGCAGAGCACCCCGTTTAACATATCCCGAAATTTCATCCGTTCACTCTCCCGATCCACACATGCTTTTATGATCGCGTTCAGTTCACCCGGGGTCATCCGGTCAAGTTCCCATGGCTTTAAGTTACATAACCCATAAGCGACTGGATCGGTTATGGTGTACCAGTCGGTTTCGGGTTTTTTTCATCACCATCTCCCGACTCAGCACTATCGGAATCTTTCCGTTTAAACAAACCCTGATCGAAGAACGCCTCTAATATCAGGACTTCAATTTCGGAAAGATCGCCGCCGTCTTTCATAAATTTCTCAATGAAGTTACCGGCATCGTCTTTACCCGAATCGTTCTGATCGAAGACATGGACATATCCCCCAGCCTTGTCCTCTTCTTTCAGCCCCCTCCAGATAAACGCTTCATCCGCCGTGAAACTACCCCAGATGCCGGGTTTTACGAAGTATCTATACCCGACACCAAGCGCGTTTTCCATTGCTTTTACGTCAGCGCGGTTAAATCGGAGATGGTATGATTTATCCCCGATCCTGATAGGATTTGATGGAACGGTCATGTCCTACATCACACCGTGTACGTGGGTGCCCGCGTAACCTTGATCACTAACGACAGTTTGATAGTCCCTTTCAGATCGGCTTTGATCCGGTAACTCTTGACGTATCCGACAAACACAAACGTGCTGGCTGCCGTGTTCGGTAACGTGATTATAAACGGAACAATCGTACCCGCCCCGAAATTCGTGATAGCCGCCTGTTGTCCGGTGCCGTTCGTCAGGTTACATGTAACAGGGACTTCGCCTCCGTTAATTAACCCTGCGATAAACTCTTCTGCATTACCGCTGCTATCGTGGCTTGTGACATCCAGATCCGCCCGTGTTGCCCCGTATTCTCCGAGATCCGTTACCTCTTCGATCTCAGTTCCCGAGATCGTTACGCTCGCCCCTAATCCTTTCTCTGCTGCTGATCCCATAATTTCACACTCCTAATTTATGCCGTAAACACCGGCGCAAAACTAATCTTCCATACTAACGTCATTTTGATCACGCCTTTCAGTTCACTCTTAATCCGGTAACTCTTGACATACCCGTAAAACTGATACGTACTAAGATCGGTGTTCGGGAACCGGATAATGTAATTTTTCTTAATCCCGCTTGTTAGATCGGTTATCGCCTGCATCTGCCCGCTAGTATCCGTGGCGACAAGGTTAACCGTCATCGTCACTTCACCACCGGTTATAATGCCCGCAAGAAATTCTTCGGCATTATTACTGCTGTCGTGACTCGTCACATCGTTATCAGACCGTGACGCGCCAACCTCACCAAGATCCGTAATCTCTGCTATCGGGGCGTGTGGTGCGTTCTCCTCGAAGATTACACCAATACCTTTGTTTGCGCTGCTACCCATAATCTACCTCCTCCGTAAACATGAAAAATTCCATGAATATTCCTGCCGTCCGTTCTCGTCTTTACCCATCGGGATCGGCCCGCTGTTGATCGATTCGATCCCAAGGTAAAACGTGCTGCTTAACGTCGTGTTCGTGATGCCGTCCAACGTATTGTAAATCTGTTGGATCTTAGACCGTGCCGTGGCTGTACTGGTATTCCTTACGCGGATCTGCACGCTTGGCGCCTCATTTCCGCTAGTGTCGTGCGTTCTCATCGGAGCGCCCCCGGCATACCCTGACACGATGATGCAGTTATCGGGGGTTGGGGGTAGGAAATTAACAAAGATCGTCGATCCGACCGTTCCATATCCCTTGGTTGCCAGATACGCCGCAATATCCGCTTCTACTATCGCGCTCAAAACAATCCCCCCAGTTCCGCTTTAAGTGCTGTCGCAATATCTTCTGCAATTGTAGGAGCGATCCTCATTGCGGGATCTTCCAGATACTTTGCCTTACGTCCGGGTTTCGGGTGGTGAAGTGTGAGATCTTCATGTTGCCGTGCAGCGTAGGGTGTATTATACCCAATCACGATCATATCGTCTTCAGTGTCCTCTAAAGACTCGGTTTTTGTACCTACTTCGGGCATCCCCTCTTCCCAATATTTCGAGGTAAACGATCCGTTCCGCACAACCTCTATGGTCCCCGTCTTTTGAAGGAACGTGATTTCCCACGGGACTTCTTCTTTAGATTCGGATAGGATTCTCTCCCCATTCTTACGGAGTCGGATAACCGCTTTCCTATACGAGTTTGCTACTATCCGCGAGAGGTTTTTCATTACCTCTTCTGTCCCCGTAATCTGGATCTTGGTGATGTTTGACGGTGAATAATCAGAAGTCCCCCGCGATCCTTCTTTTAACAGGTTGGCCCAATCCAGATAATTCTCTACCGCGCCCGGCGAATTGAAATAGGTTTTTGATGAGGTTTGCCAATCGTCACCATACCTCCACTCGTCATACTCTACCGCACCGGCCCATTGATCAGATTTGGATACCATCAGGTACTCACCTCCACGTAAATCGTCTCTCCGGTGTCGTCGATCCCATCTTCGATTGCCAGTATGAGCGGTTGTGTCCCATCGGGCATTGTAATACGATCTCTCCCATACGCATCAAGGACTGCCGACACAGTCCCATCCATTAGTACGGAGCAGGTGCTTACCGCCTCAGATCCATTAAGAGATTCCCCCCGGAAAGTGCGAACTATTTTAACGCGGCGCTGAACCATTGCATTATACACAACCCCGGCATTGTAGCTCGGATCTCCATATTCGTTAATAGAGTTGAATCCCTCGATTGTGACCTGTTGATTCAATACCTCGTCCAGTTCGCCCATTGATCATACCCCTGCAAGAATCAATCCGAAATCAACGCCCCTCCCAACGATTACACCCACAAGGATCAGGATAATCATGATTGCCATAATCACAATCCCGTAAAGGGTTTTCATCTGGAGATCTTTGATGTCATTGAACAGTTGGAAACAAGTATCCGTCCTCTCTTTATTATCGGCAAGTTCCTTTTCTAAAGAGGAAAGTTTAGTATCCTGCACCTCATGCCGTAAAATACAGATGTTTTTATCTACGTATTCTATATCTCCCATTTAATCACCGCCATAAAAATAATCTGAATCGGTGCTTGGATCAATAGTATCCACATTCACACCGCCCCGTATAGGTTCCTGATCTAACCCGACCTTCTGGCTCTCAGTATAATCCAGATGGTCGATCCCATGCCCGTCGTCACCAAGAAGATCAGTAACGGTAATCATTCCCCCGGTTTTAACACGGTCGATCAGTGCGTGGTATTCGTCTAACCACGATGTAAGACCGGATTTAAGCATTTTAGAATAGGAATATTTCCCAATAGATAGAGATGTTTTCCCCGTTTGCCCTTTTTTGCGGGCGATAAGGTGACAAACGTAAAGGGCTTGCGCTTCGGTGTATTGGTCTGATGTAAACCCGGGATCGTCTAGTTCAACCTGATCGGTAGCAAGCGCGTAAAACGTGTTAAATACTGAGATCGTGATCGTTCCGCCACTTGTAGCAATAGTATAAGTACTAATTGCTTCTACATTCGCTGATACATCCGCCGCGCTGCCCATAATAACTTACTCCGTTTTAGTTTCCGGTTTCCCGTGTTTCTGTTCCATGAACTTCTGGAATGTCCATTCGTGTAAGGTGTTATCTTCCCAGTTCTCAAGGCGGAACTTCTGGTAATTGAAATCTTCCGAGTCGGTGAGATCAAACATGTCCGGCGCTGCCAGATACGCTTCAGAGAGGTTCTTAAAGCTCTTGAACAAACGCGCACGATAGAATATATCTTCTTTGCACATGTACAGACACACGTCGATCATATTATTGAGGACTTCGTGTTTTCGTGCAATGTCGTTATCGTGGAAATGTTCAATCACTGCCCCTTTCATCACCTGATCGAGCAGTGCCAGCCGGGGATCGTCATAGACATACGGGGTTTTGTTCGGATCGTATTTCGGGATCTCTTTGTCGTGCACCCTTCGTAGTCCGGCGATCAGCCATTTCTTAACTGTCTCCTGAAACAGCCGTCCCATTGCTGAAGTATACGGGTTCCAAGAAAAACCCGTCCGGCTCTCGTTGTTGCCTTTATGGAGCGGGTTACATTCCTTGAAATCGTTCCACGGGATCTCTTTACCGTCTTTCTCAATGAATACTGTCCTTGTTCCGTCGTTGTTTTTCTGGATTCGTGCCATAGTTTTTAAGCCACCTTTGCTATTAAATAAAGTTAAAAATATTTTTTGTTGTGTTATGATGTTGGAATATTCGGCTCTTGCACCAACCTGAAATTAAAGTTGGTTACACTCGTAGAGCCGGTGGTGTTCTGGATATCAATCAGGTATTTTTTGAGAGGATGCAAAATCACCGAGTATTCAGATCCTTGGTTCCCGATAGATTCCGTCTTCGTCCCTCCAACGCCTGATGCCGAAGGGGCGTGTATAAACGATGTTGAAATAACGTTGCCGCTCGTCTCTGTTGCTACCGCAAACTGCCCCAACACGTTAACCGACACGTCAGTACATGCAGCGTCTCCGATAATTCGGTTGAAGTTGTGCGTGTCTACCTTGTTGGCGGTAAACGCGGGGATGTGTGCCCCTTCATAAAGCGTATAGACGCAATTTTGTGAGACATCAAAACCTAATTTAAGTTTGAATGCTCCCGCATAACTGGAAACGGTGTTGTATGTCGGATTGTGCGAGCAATCAATAACAATCCTAACGCGCCCGGACGCGGTTTCAACTCCACCATGAACCCGGGTTGTGTAAGACCCAAAACACCCATATCCAAGTACAAGAGCGTTCCGTACGGCATCCTGTGTAAGTAATCGGTTCTCGTAATCTACACGGGATAAATTATGGTCTGACATTCAGATCACCGCCGTTTGTTTTTAGGGGTGCGCGCGGGTCTCACTTTTTCCGGTTCTGCCTCTGTCTCCGGCTCTGTTTTTTCAGGTTCGGGTTTTTCCTCGGCATATTCTGGATCTACCTCTTTAACGGGTTCTGGTTCTATGATCGGGGATTCAATAACCGGTAATACCGGCTCTGTTTTTTCAGGTTCGGGTTTTGGTGCTGGGTTCGGGTTCTCGATCTGTTTAATCCATCCTTTCCCCGGATACCAAGCCGCTGCCTGTTCGTCCGTCCATTCCACTATATCCCCGGCTTTAGTAACCTCGCCGTTATACGCCATCACCCCGCCCGTGATCTGATAAAAATGTTTAGGCATGTTATACCACGCCCTGATCAGATGTTAGACAGTTTACAGATCGCCGTGCTCCGTGAGATGTGGATACCGATCCGTTCCATGACAGTACCATAGATCGGGGAAATGTCCTGACCTACGATGCTATCATACCCAAAAGTGATAGTCGTCGGATGCGGCATGTATGCGCGGAAATACTTACCCGCGGGATCGTCCGGGAGAAGCAGGCCGAACGATGCGCTACAATCCGAAGACTGCCACACGTTACCGCGCGGCCCGAGCTGGCGTTTAACCTGCAACATCTCTTCAATACCCGCAGTAGAAACGCTACCGTCAAGCTGCCCGTACTGTGTCGGGTTAAGAACAAGATGGAACGAAGTTGCACTTACGCCGGCTGCAAACAGGGCTGCCTTTGCGAGTGCTACTTTATCGTATGCATTCCCGTTAGTGTCGAAATCCTTGCTGGTAAGTTCGTTAGTTCCTTCGCCTTCAGAGAGCCCGGAGATCTCGTATGCGGAACCGTCACGTTTCCAGCCGTTAAGCAGGAAATCGTTTTCGCGCTGGATCACTTTCTCGGACGCTGAAAGTGCATTGGCGGTATCCATCATAATACCTTTATCCTTGAACGCCTCGAACTCATCGCGCGGGATCTCGAATCCGTCAACCAGCGTAACGATCCTGGTTTCGTCCATGCTCGGAGCTACTTTGTCCCGTGGCAGCGTGCCATCGGGCATCCGATACATGATCTCCGCCGCTTTCATGTCGGTGTATTTAGGCGACTGAATATTACTGACACCAAGTCCTTTATACCTAGTATCAAAATACATCAGGTTGCGGGCGATCATTGTTTCCCGGAGGGGTTCGTTGATCCCTTCTACCACCTTGCGGCTCATCTGTTTAAAAATTCCGTCTGACATTTTTTATACCTCCTTAGATAAGAGAAAGCACCCACAGCGTAGAAGTCGAAGTCCTTGCAACGGCGCTCTTATCAAGCGTCTGGAGCGAGATCGCAACCGCGTTCCTATGCTTGATATATCCATCACCCACGGAAGGGGCTTGGAACTTGTCAAGAGACCCATAATATGACGCCGGAGCAAGCTTGTTGCCGATAACCACACTGTTTGCAGCACCACCACAAAGTGCCGCCTGGATCACCATACAGTGACCGTTCAGTACCGGGGCGCTCTTGTTAACCGTCCAAACGGTTGCCAGAGTGTCAGGCTTGTCGTCCATAGACGCCTGCTCGTATCCAAGCCACCCATAAACCGCTGAGTTATCCGAAGTGTCGTTAACCACGATCTCGGCGTCGGTAGACCCGCGCTTCACAAGCCGACCGGCATACATACCGGTGGCGGTCTCAACTTCAAATTCCCGGATGAACGCGATCTTGCTAGGGTTAGCACACACGCGCCCCGTCGGGGCTACAAAACCAAATTCTGCTGCCATTTATATCACCTCATTTCTTCCCGACTGGGATGGTCCCCCAGTCTTTGTTCTCTTCGGCAACCTGGTTAACTACAGTCGTGCCCTGTGCCGGTTTGTCCGGGGGGGTCTGGTTGACAACCCTAGCAAGTTTCTGCGCGAACTCGTGGGGGGTATCCGTATACTCTTTGCGGGTGGCCTCTTCGTGTTCCGGCGTGTCTACCCAACCCCGCGGGAGAATGTTCTTTACCATCATCCACTTGAGATCGGCGTTCTCCTTAGCGATATTCTCAAACGCAACCTTGGCCTCGTCGTTCGCTTTCTTGTACTGATCGACAAGGTTAGTCATATTCTCCATTTCACCCTGCTTTTTCATCAGGGCGTCATACTTGGCCTTAAGCTCCTCGTAAGCAGCTTTGTAGTCCATACCTTCATTTTTAATTTCGGTCATTTTCTGTTCCTCGTTCTTTGAGGCATCGGGAGTTGCCTTATCCATCGTGATCATATTCTTGATTCCTTCAGCGATGGTTTTCAGGTATCCCTTACTTTCGTCATCCATCTCATCATCTCCTTTGGTGATGGTGTTCTCGTGTTTGTCCGAACCGATCAAATTTAACAATCGTGCCCCTGGGTCATTCGGATAACAGTTGGGGCAAGAACCCCGTTTAAATAAAAGTAAATGATTCGGGGCAACTTGTCCGGCAATGGTTTTTCGGCCATCATCCAAGTTTTCAATCGGTGCGGAAAACCCAGTCGATATAGATAACTCTCTTGCTTTTGCGGCAAGTGTGCACGACGGATTATTAAAAACAATCTCTCCGGTTAAAGTAGGTTCTCCGCGTTCTGCTAACCTGACGTTGGTTAATCGACCAACTTTAACATAGCTTGCAGGATCAAACTCGTTTTTAATTACGTCACAAAATCCAATATGTTTCCCACGCCCCCCCTTTGGGGGGGTGCGTTGATATACAACAGGGATCCCCTCCCAATCCGACACATTGGTGAAATATTTTTCTGGGTAGAACGTGGGCACACCGTTATTTGTATGGAACACCTCCAGACGTTGAATATCAACATTATGAAATGAGACAATATCTTCGGTTTCTGTGGTAATTTCGGATATGTTGGTTTGTTTTTCTTCTTTCACCCATTTACCCTCCGGATCCTTGTTCCATCCGGCGTTCTTGACGGCCCCCCACGCAATCGACGCGCATTGCTGTTTAGCTTCCGGAGTCTCCGCCGGGTTCTTGTCACGGCACCCGGAGTATACTGTACGCAAAATAGATTTGATTTCCCCCGGTGCATCTCCTGCGTCGGGGGGTTGCCATTCACCTTCCGGAATTATAAGCGCCCCCTTACCTTTTTGCAAAAAGATAGCGCCTAACGTAATAGGCACTACTGCATTAATATTACTCACAATCATACTTATAGGAATAGGTTTATATAGTAGTTCTAAAAAGAGTTAATAAAGATTATCACTCAAATATGATACATATATAAAGATATCACTGATAACGCCCGTTTCTTAAAAAACTCCCCAATCCTTTGAGTACCCTGCGGTTCTGTTGGCAGATCTCAATGGTGTTGGTGGGGGGTGCGACGATGAGAAAGAAATAAATACTCACAACACATCTAGTAGTATATGTCTTTTGACAGAGGAAATTGTTGGGGGGTTGTTATCCCTGCGATTATATTTGCAGTAATTGCTATTATTGCAGTTTGGATGACATGTATTGCTGTTGTTCCCGCAGGTACTGTAGGAATTAAAAACACGTTTGGGGTTGTGGAGGACACTACATTTCAACCAGGGTTGCATATTAAATCGCCATTCACAGATGTTATCTCAATGAGCACGCGCACACAGAAATATATGGATTATGGAAATTCAGATACGGCCACTATCACAGCATTATCTAATGATGGGCTATCTACATCCATGGGAATTGCAATCAACTATCATATTAATCCGGATAAAGCAACAGAAGTTTACAAAATCGTAGGAGAAGACTATCAATCCGTTATTATGGTAAATCCCATCCATTCTGTACCAAGGGATATGATTTCAAAGTATGATACCAAAACATTGTATTCTGCGTCACAGACCGGGGCATCGGATCGTGCCAAATTGGAAAACGAGTTATATCTTGGGATTTCGGAACGTATAAACGAGATGGGGGTTAGAGATTCCATTGTTATTGAGCAGGTATCTATCCGTAACATCGACTTTCCGGATGTTTATAAAAATGCCATTGTAAATAAAATGAAAATGGATACTGAGATTGCAGAAAAAGAGTTGGAAGTACGCAAACAAGAAATGGAGGCAAAACGAGTTATTGTCCAAGCAGAGGGTACTGCAAAAGCAAATGATATTATTAAACAATCCTTAACACCAGAGTATTTACAGTGGTATTGGATCGAGACAATGAAAAGCAATCCAAAAACGATTTATGTTCCAATAGGGGAGACCGGTTCTCCAATAGTATTAACAAAACAAATAGAAGAATAACTATTTTTTTATTCTACGTTATGCTCGATCTTCGCTTTACAAATTCTGCTCTTATACGGACAAAACTCAATGGTGCACCGGTGCGTTTTAATGATCTTCTTCTCAGTTCCCCATCTCCCTTGAACCAAATAAGTCTTTACGTCCTCTTTTTCCAGCCCACACGGCACCCCGTTCTTATCCCAAGCACTCATGCAGGATCCTCTCCCTTACTATAATAGCACTTTCCATTATAAAATTCATTGATTATTTCTGTGAACCAATCTTCCCAAAATTCGCGATTGAAATTTGTGGTAGTGTGACATTTATTGCATAGTGGAACAAAAAGGGGTATAACATTTTTATTACAGCACGCATCTTTCCGGAAGTTTACATGATGAACGTGAAGAGATTTTATATTATCCTCTTGTTTCTTACCACATTCAACACATGCGTAATTCCAATACGAGCGCACCCGCTCTTTAAATTCTTTGGTAAACTTCGGACAATATGGTTCATAAGATATGCCCCCTTTCCACAAATGGGTTTTATCTCCATCGTGGGTTTCATGAACTCGTTTTATAAATTCTTTGTTTTTCCAATTATTACACATTGTTTTTTTTGCCTTTTCTTTATTTTCTGGGGTGTTTCTTAATTCTTTCATCTTTATACTTAATTTTAATCGAATGTCCTTGTCTTTAAATCTTTCTTTTATAGCATCACTTATTTTTCTTCGTGACGATTCGGATTGTTTTCGCCCACGCATTGGGCTCGGTCTTCCCAACATAGAACACCTTATTTTTTCTTTTACAGATTCGTCCATTACTTTATTTTTATTAATTTTAATAAGATGTTGTTTTGTTTCATCTGAATGGGTTTTTCCAAACCATGGGTTTTTATCCCCACTCGTTGCATCTCTAATTTTTTTCTTGGTTTCGTCGGATAGTTTTTTTCCTTTGTGTGCTTTGCTCTTACTATCTATCCATTTTTTATATCTTTCTGGATCTTTCGGTGCAGACATAATTATATATCCGTATATTCTTCCGCCATTTTGATAACGATCTCATCTTCCGGGAACCCCTGCGCGCGTAACTCTGCGATCATCTGTGCCCGCTGTTCTTTCCGGTAACGGACCATGAACTTGTACACAGTATCCCGGTGCCGGGTTCCGTTGTTGTAGCAGGAGAACCGTTTGTTTAACTCATCAGCTATGTTCTGCCAGCTCCACCCCGCCGTAGTGCGGAGAAGTAAGATCAACTGTTTTTCCATCTCGCTTAGTTTCGGATCTGTAATACTCATCAATCACCAACCTCAATCAATATCCCTTTCATCATCTTCTGTGTTTTCCGTGCAATGTCCGGATACTTATCTTTCATATCGGATATCTGATCAAACCATTCGCTTTCTTTCGTCGATTCATTTGTCAGGAACCCCCCCGCATCGTTCACCATCAGCGTGTATTCGTGCCCGGTGCGTTTGTTTAAGAACCCCAATACCGCCGCAGTTCCAAGGTATGTGTATTTATCATCCATTTATTTCTCCTCCGTTATATCAAGGATCTGGATCTCTTCCCCGGGTTGGTGCCACAAAATATTGTCAACAAACAACCCTTTCCGTGTTACCCGCACGGTTTTCCCTTCGATTGTGTCACGCGCCCCGAACAGATTTTCGACCGTCAGAATCATTATTTCCCCTCAAATGCTTACGTGCACGTCCTTTTTTGTCCCATCAAACCGTATCCTTGGTGTGCCCGTGCCGTTCGGCCTCAGTCCTTTTTTAATAGCATACGGCGCGTATTTCATAAACGTTCCGGCACTGACATACAACCTCTTGATCTTTGATACGCTTTTGTTATGATAATCTGGGAAATAAAACTCGTCTTTCGTCCCTGCATCTAAATGCCGGTGAGAGGTTATGACACAATCGGCACCATACACGGCTCCGAGATCGCGGGTTGCATTAATCGAACTCCCGGCAAGCCTTCCCCCGGCCCACCCGTGAGTGATGATGATAGAGTACCACACTGAAGATCCTTTCTTGTGCGTTTTTGTTGATGCTTTGCGTTGCCCAACCCCCAGAAATAACATCCCCAGCGGTTCAACATATCGATCTAACAAACCAAGATCTTTAGCGAACTGAAGATCGTAATTGTGGCCGGTGAGTTTTTTTGCTCGTCCCGGGTGGTTACTGCCCCCCACAATCGCAATAATCTTATCTTCTATTTTGTATTTTTCCACCATCCGCACTAAACAATCGTTTTGATCTTGAGGCGTAAGTGGGTTCTGATCCCAGAAATCTTCCGCGCCAACACCCCCGGGCAGCCCGCAGTTAATCAGATCGCCGTTAAATATACAGTATGCTTCCGGTGTGTCTGCGATATACTGAAGATACCCTTTAAACTTTTTCTCATCAAACGATCCGCTATCCCCGAAATGGATGTCGCACAACGGATAAATATATACTTTATCGTGTTGCGGCAAATTGCATTTTAATACTGGAATCTCATCGATAATTTAGATCACCGTTTTCCTTTTTTTACATATTTTCATTACCATACACATCATACAATCAGCCTCAGATACCGGCTCGCAGTTCTGATCTATCCGATTCACTTTTGGTTCTCGTTTCCTTTTCGCCATTAATCATCATCCGCAACAGAATATGTTTTGCTTTCAGGATCATAATCCAACTTCTCTGCATAAATTGAATTGCTCCACCCGTATTCCTCTACATTGTTACTTGCGAGAAACGGTGATCCGCAACACCCGCACCCACCAATAGCAATATTATACTTATTGGTGAGATCCGCCAGTTCTTTCAGGAACTCGTTTATTTCGATCTCTTCCATTCGTAAACCCCCCACGCGCATGTGATCAGGTTAATTGCAAACTGCGCGGCTAATGCAATCTCTCCGATATACCAATTATATCCCGTCCATAACAGGTTCGATACACCCCACAGATAGAAACAATAAACTGATTTCTTGATGTTAAGGATCGTTCCTGCAATGGCAATAACGAACAGGACCCATGAGATGATAAAAAGAGTTTCTGGAGAGAACATCAAGTATCTTTCACCATACCCTGTAATTTTTCCTGTTCAATCAAAAGGTATTTCAGATCGGTTTTCAAATCTGAAATGTGCATCTCTCTATTTAATAACCCAGTATAATAATTGTTTGAATGAGTGAATTGTGATTCTATTGGAGGATAGTCTGTTACTTCCTTAGAGTAAAACCCCTTTCCATCGCAAGAAGAACACCTAACTTTATTTTTTGAGAACCATCCCGTTTTAACCTCATATGATCCAACCCCCCCACAAACACCACATGTAAACGTTTGAGTGAATGTATTGGGTTTTAGATCGGGTGAACGATGGTTTTCAAAATATTCCAAATCTTTCTCAGCATCATTCAGTTTAGCAATAGTCGATGCTATTCTTGCATTAAGTAATGGGTCTATCATCTGTAAAACCTATCCGTGTTTTCTCTCTCTAGATATTCCGCGCGCATAAGTTCTTCCAGCCGTGCAGGACACGCGTGATCACAACCGGACGGAGCCGGCTCGTCCGAACCCTTTGGAATAGTGCACCTATACCGAGCTTCAAACCATCGACACGATTGCCATGGTATAAATTGCTGTGGGTTATCCGGATCATCTTTGCAGTCGAACGGTTCCCCCAGATCATCTTCAATCACGGGGATCCCGTGCAGGAGGATATGAAAAGATGCTCGCACCCTATCCAAAAATGACATGGTAAGTACCAAAAAAACAACACCTATTTAACCTTATTTGTTATTAACATATTTAATACTTTCTTATACGCTTCGATTATCTCTCTTGCACTTCTCCGCTCTTCTTCCGTCATCTCGTCTCCATCTACTGATACGGCAGATCCGTTACATTGACATACTTTAACGGTCATTTTATATCCCAGAACTCAAATACAAATGGGAGCGCACAAAATACGATGATCGCAAAAACAAATACTGGGTCGCCCGTATTTAATAAAAAATACATATTAATAAAAATACCAATAAACATGATTATATGACAAATAATTATATCGGTCATTTCAATCAACATCACAGAATGTTGGCAACCCTCTCCGTTTAATTCGGAGTTCCATCTCTTCTTTACTTATACAACCACAAGTGTGTTTGATAACAACACCGTGCCCCTTTATTAGTTTTCTTATTTTCTCTATTGCGGCCTCCTCACTATCATCTTCTGTAAAGAGATCAAAAGATATTTTTAGTTTCATATCATCACCCAAACTTCTTTAATTGGGTAACTTTATTTATAATCCTTTGCTCTGGAGTCTGTCTTTTCCCCTCTCGTCCGACACGATACCCAAAATAGAGATCACGGGGGGATGTTGTTTCATGGATAACATTGTTTTTCTCAACCCACGCATGAGCGCGCCATTCCCTCTCGTCATCTCTCCAAGCATAGCCTACAGCAACATTACCCCCAATTCTCTTTGAGAGACACACAGAGTTGTCATAACATCTATTGGGGATCATTAGATCGAACTTCATTTGTTTTTCTCTAATTTTGCCGTATTTACATAGTTCACTATGATCTAAATAATACCTACAAACATTATCTTGTAAATAAACCCTATCCCCAGAGATATCAAGTAACTTGTTATAAACAAACAACCCACCCGCATCGTATTTTTTTACATCTTCTGAATATTTTGTTACTCTCTCAACATAATCGGGCATACATCGTTTATGCATTGGATCTCTATCCCCGTCTTCGTGTTTACTGATAGTGCCAGGCTCCGGGATTATTCTATCATAAATATCTCCGCGAATAATAATCATGGCATCACATACCCGATCCGCTGAGAATAATTAAGATAGTTCCGATACGTTCCGAAAAACGATTCCTCTTTGAACTTCCGGTTAAACTCGAAATGGTCGTCCCCGACATACTTTGTTATCTCAATCGTGTTTAGGAAATCTGGATTGTTGATAAACGTCTGAAGTTCGGCAACGTTCAGGTAATGGCAATCGGCATCCACTTTGAACGCTTCAATTCCATACATTGGATCCATCATGATCCACTGGTTTTTCCCTTCGTCGTAAACCTCAGCAACCGTATGTCCCCCCGCCGTCTGGAGGTTATACCCGAACGATTTGACAATATCCGAGTTAAACAACCCGCCTTGCCATAGGTTGATTCTTCGTGCAGGTACATAATACGATGCGCAAAAATATGTAAAAATGTCCACTATGTTGTTACATTGTACCCGACTTTCGCCATTTATCGCCATCTTGTATTGATCTAACGGGTTCGAGCGATTTAGTGTGTCGTTCGGGGTGCCCATATGATCACGCAGATCGTCCATAAGGCGCTCCAGTATAACGCATCCAATATCATACCCTTCATTTAGTCCATCTACCTCGTCGCCTATTAGTTTTGCAATCTCTTTTTTATGGTCGTCGCTGACATCGTAAAGCCAATCCATTACCCGCGTACCGTAATCAAACGGGATATCCGTATCCGTGACTGTGATCCACCCCGGGGAAGTTAATCCCGCCTGCTTATAATGTGCGGGAGGCGTAACCTGGATCGTGATATGGTGTTTCTCAGCTACTTTATCGAACCCTTTGAACATAGTCGTAACGGGGATTTTAAGCGGTTCGTTAACGCAATCATCTATTTTAACCCTCACTAGTTTTGTCTCATAAAGGATCGGGTCGTCACTTGTAAATGAGATAATCAAATACATTCTGTTAGGCCGGATCTCTTTTATCCGCACGGGAGAATGCCCCGGGTATAATTCCGGATAGTTGTTCTGGAATGGGGTTATCCGGGACATCTAAATTCCCACCCCGGAGTTAACTTGTTGTTACAGTGGCCACTATAATCACATACAAACTCTGGGGGGTATTCGCCGGGTTTGAAATGGGGACACTGCGGGACGCGATGCGAAAACACCCAAAGATGGCATTTATTTCGTAAAGGAGGGATTATTCGCGGCAATATTTACAATCCCCCTCATACGTGCACTCTGGTTCGGGTTTTGTATAATCGTTATGATAGTGTGGACATGGTATAAAAGACCACGGGATCTTCAAACATCCACATCGTTTTGGTTTCTTCGGTTCTACGTAAGGGATACAATCGGGGCACCCATTACAGAACCTATGGGCACACATTTTATCGCGTTCGTGGGGGGTTTTGTGGTAACAATCAGATCTCGGATATAGACATTGTGAATGCATAGGGCAGATCATAAGATCGGGTGTCTTTCCATCATCCTTGATTGGGATCTGTGTGGTTGTGACTTCGGGGTATCCGTTAACGTTGTGTTTAAACTCAATGTTCGTTAAGTTTTTTTGTTCAACATCGTTTATCCACAATCTGCTTATCATCCCGTCACACTCGATCTTAACCGTTCCCATTTTAGTTGTCATTTTCAATCACAACCGTATAACTAACACCGTTCTTGTTTTCATCGGGAGTGATCATATGCCACATCATCTCTGTCGATATCCTCATTCCTGAAAACACGTCGTCAAACATCCGCGCGCCGGTACATTCTTCCATGAAATCACGGACAAACACCGGATCACTTAAGATATCGTTCCTCCACGCTTCGATATCTTTCTCGTATTGCGTAAGTTCTCGTTTCACCCACGCACCGTTTTTAAAAGATCCTTCTTCTTCGATCATTTCATCACCTTAAATGTTATCATATCTCTACCGGATATAATCGCTTTTACGTCCTCCTCATCTTCTGGAGAAAACCATATTTCGGCAACTCTTGACTTATTACGATCTCCATCTCTATCTGGTTGTGGATCGTTTGCAATTAAAGCGCGGATCGTGCCTTGGGGGTTCATTCTATCTCTCCAATAACTTCAAGAGTTACGCGAAGTTTTTTACTATGAAATTCTTTTGAAAGTAAATTTAATGTTTTCGGGGGTATTTTATTTAATTCATATGTAAGAGTATAATTGCCCGCATAACAGCAAACATATCCATCTGCATCGAACGATATTTTCATTCCCCAACCTCGATAGTTACGCGGGCTCGCTTACCTCTGTATTGATGCAGGATCTTTGCGGAGTCTTTACGGATCCCGTACAATACAAAATCACCATCTCCATTATCAAGGTTAATTAGTTTCCTCACATCGAACGATATTTTCACGCTATCCCCTCAGAACCAAGATCATAATAGAACAATACATAATAATCATTATCCCTACACCTATAATAATTTTATCCAGGTGCCGGACCAGATGTTTTTCAAACTCAGAATAATCGGCCATGTTCGATCACTCCTTTCCCGTGACATCGCCAACACACGCACCGATCCGTATAATCCCCGTCGTTATCGTAATACCGGATATGCCCGCTGCCGGAACATTCGGGACACGGCACGTCCTGAAACGGGGGAAAACAGTTATCTAATACCCAGATTATCGCCGATTCTAGTTTCTCAAGAAGCGTAACGTATCACCATCACACCACCCAATATTTTTTATAAAGTTCTCTGATAATGGGTGCTGCTTCTTTAGTTATAAACAGCCGTCTCCCTGCATGTCCCATATCTGTAGATCCATAATCGGCGCCTATAATACCCCAATCAAAAAGAGTGTCGATACATTCACCAACCCGTTTACTATCAATGCTTATTTTTAGTATTGGGGCGAGATCGTTAAACCGGTCGCAGAGTTTTTTATACCAGACGGGTTCGTTTTTCTGGTTGTACCTGTAGATCTCACACGCGATTTTAAATTCTGTTGATAAAGGAGAAATCATATTAAGATCAAGAGTGTAATTATTGCTCTAATAGGTAATAATGGTTTCTATTGTTCCTTTTCATCTGCATTAGTAAAATTATAATTATTTATTCTATCCTTTATTTTATTTGTAATATTGAATACCTCCTCTTCTTCGTCCATCCCCTCAACAGTAGGGATTAAAGGATCTGCATAACAATGACACCAAGGGAGATCTAATTCCGCCCAGATCGGGTCGTCTAAATCGAATACCTGCCCGTCTAACTCCTGATGTTCAGGACGGGGATTGTCCTGCGGGTCCATATGTACCCACTTAGCTTTCCGGATCTCTTCTTCCTTAAACCGGGCCATTGCCCCAGAGTTAAATTGCGCCTTAGTTTCTTGGTAGGCCGTAAGTTTCGCATTATGCTCACGCATGGAGAAAACACCTTCGAGCTCTTTTTCAACTTCCCGAAGCGGTTTACCTTCCCTCACCGCATCCGCTACAATCTCACCTACGCGCGCACGATCCGCGTCAATTCCGGTTTTTAGCCATGGCTCAAAGGTCCGGTACGCTTTCCCGTCTTCCGTGATCTTAGTAACTAACGATCCGCCCTGCGCTTCCAGCATATCGCGGTAATTCTTGGTTGCCAGCACGGCCTTAGATGAAATCAAATTAAAATCCAAACCAAGCCCGAGTATTTTCCGCGCTCTGACTTCCCCCCGGATATACGCCTCTGCTGCCTGATCGACTAGCGCGGCAATGGTTGACGCCTCCAGTGCTTTAAATGCATCGTCGATCAGTTCTTCCTCTTCAAACGGCATGGATCGCGCTCCGTTTGTAATTTGTTGGTAGGGGAATAAGAGATAGTTTTATTATCTCACAATGATATGTTGGATTATGCAAACATTTGTTGAAGCAAAGACCCGAAAAAGTGCTGAGAAAATGATCTCCCATCATGTGTCGAAGTTGGTTAAAGTATGTGGGGGATATCTCGGATTTGAGTTTATGACTGATTATACGGTCTGGAAAAACTCTTCTTAGTTTCATTTATACCCCGGAACTTTTTTCATTAATGATTTATCAAAAACCACACTACCATCTCCGAAATTTACCGCTTTAATTCCTCTTGGTTCTGCAATGCGCTCATAAAACCATTGTGTTCTAGGACCATCATCCCAATTTTGGGCACCATCAACTATATCGGAGGGGGTGAATCCTTTAAATGCGTCTTTCCCAGATATGTATTCATCTTCGCCAACAAACAACCCCGCGGCGCGATCATCGTTCCATGCTTTGATCGTCTCGGATTTTAGGGTATTTATATCGGTGCCTTGTGATCGGTCGTAGGTCCACCTTACATCACCATATGCCCCCGCGACACGGCGTTCCATATCCCCTCTAACAAACATTGCATGCCCAAAATCACTTTGTGGTTTATTCTCAGATGATGTGTGCCGGACATCAATACCGGATTTACCGGTATGCTCCATCTCTTTACCTGTTGACGCTTTATACGCATCAACAACGGTTTCGTCTTCATGTATGGTAATTAGTTTCCCTTTTACCGATATAGTTGAGGGGGGGGTCTCGTCGTCAGAATACACTATTTTTGCTAATGGTTTTGGTGCTTTGTTGATACGATCCATAGCCTGACCCACATTTTCCCCGGGTAACATATCTTCCCCAGTAATTCTTTTAATGGTTTGTGCACCAGTCTCGTTGCCGGGAACCCACACGTTTTCATCCCCGAGTTTCACATATCCCCCGGAATCTGGATTATCCGGAGTTGCGTATGATTTCGCAGGTAGTGGTTTTCCGGTGTGTCTCGCAAATGCATCTCCGATACTTTCGCCGTCTTTAATTAAGATGTGTGTCCCGTTGATCGTTACCCACGTGCCCTCTTCACCCGGTGCATTCCCGAAAATCGCGTCCTTAATGTTCTGGATAAGCCCCGGCTTCTGTGCAGGGGCGGTATTAGGGTATGACTTTTTCAGAGCTCCCAAAACTTTCTTCTTTGCCTCTTGGATTGCTTCAGTAATCCCGCTTTTAACTTCCCGGTACGGTTCCGTCCGTTCTAGTTTGGCCGGGGGCAACGGTGAAATGTTACCTACCGGGAACTGTTCCTGCCCAAACGGAGATCCCCCGAACCCGCCAAACGGATCCTGTGCCGGTTGCTGCGATGCGTTATACTCATCAAGCTGGGCCTTATACTCTTCACTCCATGACGGGATGTCCAATGCATCTAAGTTCTTGTATATCAGTTCCGGTGTTAATGCCTTAGCCGTAAACCCGATCTTTAACTGCTCGATCTTCTGTTGGCTCCGGTCAATTGTCGGGCGCGTTAACCTGATCCGTACGTATTTCCCCGCATACCCGTTCGGCTCAAGGAGTGGATTAAGCATACATTCATACGCATACTCTATCCATGCCTGTTGGCCAGATATAAAATTATTCCAGATTTGGAGCGCTGCGGTGTCAGATGAGGAGAGCGTCTGCCCTTCTCGTTTTAATACCGATGTCGGGTTGAAGAAGCTGTTAACCCACCCGATCAAGGCTTCTAGCCTGAGCTTAGCGTTCTGGGTTTCGTGGATGTTGGGGTTAGCTAAGTCCACGCCTGGCGGAAGTACAAACCCAGTGTTCTTACCCCACCGTTTAATAAACTGTTCGCCCCACGTCTTAATATTTGTGGTTAACTGCGCATCGTCGGCGATCTTCGGGAATATCAGCGGGGCGCCCGTCCGTGCCATCTGTTGGTTCGCTGCTTGGTTTGCCAGATCGATCATTGCGATAACGGGGTATACCGGGAGACAATACGCCAACCCTGCCGGTGCCGGTGTGGTCGGATCGCGGATAATGTAAAAGTTCTCGACTTCGGTAGTGTTGGAATTTTTCCCGTCGTTCTGGAACGCGCGCACTTTCCCGGTATGTTCAACTCCTTTATCATCTACCCATTTCATTTCCGGATCATACACGATCCCGGGCATCAGGCCGTTCGATACGCCTTTTGTAGCAAACCCGCCCGGGGTTTCGCGGAACGATATTGCAGGGAGATCGCGGAGTTCGGTTATAGTGTATTTCTTATCTTTCCCTTTCACAAAGCCGGGAGACTTGACAGAACACCCGTGCCCCATACAATCCTGCCAGCTTATCTGCATGGAGTTGTAGATCTGAAGCGGATACAAGAGATCCCGCAGCCATTTAGTACCGGCTTCGTCAATCTCATCATCCTCCCCGACCATATCGATGTCCGGCTCACCCGGGAAGATCTGGGATTGCATGTTAACCAGATTATTTTTCATGTGGATGTTTTGTGTAAGATACCGGTTAGCAGTATCCGGCGTTATTTTCGGGTTTAAATACTGGTTGGTCCATGAGATGAAAACTTCGTTGCCTTCCGCTTCACCACTGGTTATACTCATAATTTTGTTATCGTTAGCTACCATTATCCGCGCGCCCCTTTTCTTATTGAGAAAAGATTATTTACCAAAAGTAATCGTTATCTTTATAAGTATATCTGTTACTTATACTTAAAGGTTTCTATTACAGTGAGAGGGAAAAAAGGGGGGGGATTATAACCGATCTGAAAAAGATATTGAAATAAGATTCTCACAATTGTAAATATGGGTCTCCGGGGCTCCACAAATTACGTCCCTAAACGTGACAACCATCGTCCCTTTTTTGGGGTGGAGCATCATTATCTGCGGGGGGTTCTTTTTAAGATCTTCTATCTGTTTTTCCAGGTTCTCCAACCGTTTTTCAAGATCTTCGAGTTTAAGCTGCCACCGGTTTCTTTCAGGATATGTCTTTGTACGCTCCTCACACTCTTTGATGAGGTTCTCAAAATCACCAAACTTGTTAACAGGACAGTTACAGAACGTTCTTTCAATGTCTGAAATCCTAGTCTCGTGGTTGTTTATCTTTAATGGGATGTCCTGAATGTGACACGGGGTGCGCAGATACTTATTTGTCTCCAGTTCTTTCGCGTCGAAGAAAGTGGTTGAAAGCGCGGTTATAATCACATTCAACTGCTCAGTAACTGTATTATTTCCGTATTTTCCAGCACGGTTTTTACAATCTTCAAGATAATCAAGCAGGTTCTTCTTATCAATCATATCAGTCATCTTAATCATTCTCTAATTTCCGTCTGATCTTCTCTACTAACGCAGATACCGACAGACACTTATTATCACTGATCATTTTACAGATCTTCTTATCGTGTTCAAACAGATAATCATACGCCTCTTTTTTTGATGAGAACTTCTTTAACCGTATCCCATCAATATACCCATTTAAACCAAGACAACTATTGTTTCGACCTAATGGGTCTGCCGGTCGATCTAATGGGTCTGCCGGCTCTTGTTCTACTTTTAATGCGGGCGGACATCCACATTTCGGATTGAACGTTATCCAATAATCATATTGGGCGTCCAGTGTCTTTTCCGGGGGGGTTGTTACCCATAAAACATCAGTTTCTCCCACGCGAGGGTTAGTTCTCCATCCGTTAGGATTAATATTATACGTGATTTCATATTTATTAAACTCGTCACGATCATCATAGTTTCTATGACGTATGATGCCCTTTAATATTTTATTACAATACTTAAACTCTACCCACTGCCCTACATCGTATTTGTATTGCGGTTGAATGGGCTTTTCCTGCACTTTGCGTTTACTAAACGGCCACATAACTTAATTTCCCTCCTTTTCATCCGGCATCTTACACCGTTCCTTGTCCTTCACTTCTCCCGGATCCAAACAATACTCTTCACATACGTTATGACAAGGTACTTCAAACAGGATACAGATCTTAGGTTCGGTCATTCCTTGCTCTCCCGCGATTCCCTTGTATCCTCCCAATATTTAGTGGATAGTGTCCGTTCTTTGTGCCCATGCACAACGGTTTTTAGTTCTTTGAGTTCGTGGATCCGACCCGCAATCTTTTTTACTGCATATTGTCGATCTTTTTCCGGGATTTGTTTGATTCTACGGAGATTAGATTTTAACTTCTCGATGCGGGCCTCACAATACTTGATAATATCTTTCCTTTCCACAAGCTTGTCAAGAATTGTCATACTGTCACCGGAGGGCCGTTCAAAGTAACCCAATTCTTACCTGTATACGCGCTCATAACACCATCTATTATTTTAATGCTTCCTGGATATGGGTCTTTGGGTTCTGGGGTGTCCATTTTGTAATAACACCGTGCATTATAATAAAAATCGAAAAAATCTCCAAGGTCCCCGCCCGGGCACGATTCAAAAACCAATTTCCCGATCTCTTCGTCTGTCTTTGAGAGCGCATATTCGGGCAACACTCCAACCTCTCTCAGGTATTTTCCAATAAGTTTGCCCATGTCAATTATCGTTACATTCTCAGTCATACTTTCATACACGCCTTAAACGTTTTGCTCTTCTTATCCTTCCGCCGTTTCTTTAACTCTTCAACATGCGCGATCCGTGCCGGCCCGTTCTTTTGCTGAGTCTCACGATACACGATCTTCTTACGCTGCCCTTTATACTGTTTATCTTCGGATTTCTTTAGCATTGTCCGCACAGGCTCCTTATTTCCTCTTCCATTACCCATATCTTATCTCTAGTACTATTAATTTCTTCCTCTAAATGCGCGATCCTCTCCCGCAATTTCTTGATCCGTTTGTCTTTGTTCTTGCAATCGTTAAGCGCCACAGTATCCTCCGGTATCATCATCTTCAACAACCCCACAACTAAGCATAGTGTTGCCGCAATATTGATCGCACAGTTTGCAGTTACTTACTAACTGATAATCGTCGTGGATCGGGCATAATACCATTAATGCTAATGCTGTCGGCATCGGGTTAATCCCACTCCCATTCTCCGATTTGTTCTCCCTGCGCGGCACGAAGGGCAATACTAATATCCCGTTCGGGAATGTCTGAGATCGCATCTAGGAACTTGATAAAACCCATCGTTCCGGAACTGTAACATGCAGGACAGTCTTCTTTTGTGTAAAGATCCTTGCCATCTTTCATTACCTGCGTAGTATACCCACATTCTCTGCATTTATACTCGCAGAGCGCCCGTTTGATCGTGCATGTGATCCCGTCAAGATACCCGGTCTTACACATCCGATCCCACAGTTCAGGGCCGTATTTCTCAATTGCTTCCTGAGGAGTCATCGCTGCGCCTCCTGCTGCCGGAGGGATTGAATCAAATCCATTACAGATGCAAAGTGTGTTTGTGGTAGTTTTCTGATACCCTCTTCGAGTTCATCCAGCACCTCTTCCAGGGTTCGGGCGGCTATGGCGGCATCGTGCTTTGGTGAGGACGATTCCCTCATACCTCTTTCGTATGCTGCTGCAAGTGCATCCGGTGCCGGGGGGGTGTCTACCAAATCCCGTACGTCTGGTATCGGAAAAACTGCTTTAAAGTTTTTGAACTTGTTCGCCCCCGTTATGACGACGTTTCCCTCTTTGATGTACATGATATATGCTCCTGACCACGATTTAATTTCCTGCTGCTGTGGCTGCGGGATCATGGGTGCTCCTGTATTTTCCTGCCGCAATATGGGCAGAACTTGAAATTGTTATCCCGAATATCCCCCTCCTCAAACTGGAAGGCATCTCCACATTCGGTATCCCATTTGTTATGAACATCTTCATATGTCCAAACGCATGGTGCCGGGGCGGGGCGGCTGCATACCCATTCCATCCCATCTGAATGCTCAATACCCCAATGCGGGCAGGGTGGGGGACCGAGGCGGGACCGAATCTCTGCAAACACTGTTTTCCGATCGCATTTTGCCCCACCAATATACAGATAACGAGGGCAGTTAATTTCAAGATCAAGCAGTCGTATTTTGCTGATAATGTATTCCTTCTGCTTGCTGTCGGGGGTCATACAAGCACCCATTCCAAGGCATCCCGTTCTGCTACAAGAGCATCCGACACTTCATACTCTTCACACGACAACGAAAGATTCAATGCCTCTTTGTTATCGAGGTTGCGAAGTTCTCCTTTAATTTCGGTTAATCGTTCTTTGATCTCGGATTCTGTTTTCATTTCCTCACACCACCCTTGATGAGCGTGATGGCCTCATCCAATCCGGCTGCTTTTATAGAATATCCACACCATAGTTTTTTTTCAGCATCGTTGCGATAATCAACACTTCTTCGTTCCAATTCCTCCACCACATCCCGCATCAAGTATTCCCGCGCCTTGGGGTGAGAGAGGCACCCTTTGTGCTTTGTGCAGTCAAATTGGTAGATTGATACCCGCTCCTTGCCGCAATAGTGAAGATCGGCGTCATGTATCGGATGTGGTGTCGTCTCATAAATGGGGCAGTTGCCACAATAGGGAAGTTCGTGCCTCTCGCAGTTGCAGGGGTTATCGGCAGTCATAGTAAGCACCTCTTATCAGTAATGTCGCAGTACTCAAACTCACTTCCATCGTCATCGTAAAAGACGTGCACGCAGGTTTTATTGCGGTTATTATCACGCTTCTGAAACCGAGTGCAGATCAATCGTGGTATGTCCATCTCTTACTTCACCTCATGTTTTTTTGATTGCTAAGTGTATACGCACCCCTATTATTTATATTTATCTCTCTTCCGATCCGACCTCCCTCCAGATCTTCTCTGCAAGCACTTCCGAAGATAACCGAATATCCTTATCTATTTTACAGATCTTTTTCTCATTCTCTAATACCCACCCGCACGCATCTTCCATTGTCTTAAACCGCGTGGGAATAATCGATGGATTAATTTTGAGATAAACCAAAAAATAGTATGCCTTTTGTGATATCGTTCGTTTTTACCACTTCTTCCTATGTTCTCCGTACATCTGTAACGCATAATAGATTACGTCTTTCGCCTTATAACTGTTGTGATATTCCATTACGTCCCTCACGATCTGTTGGACCTGCGGAGAAAACAGTTTTATAAGTTCCGTTGCATGATACTCCATCTTCTCCCGCGCCTCTTTCGCAGGATCCGGTTTCGGGTCCGTTGCCAGCGATGCCGCCACAATACCTTGATCCTGGACTTTATCCAACTGAGACGCGCGGACGAATGGAGTTACAAATGTTACGATCTCTTGTTCTTGTGCAGGGGGTTTTGACAGTGTTGTTTCAACACGGCATTCGGTCGGACAATCGGGGCACCCTTCCCCACACGGATCAAACGGTTTGGTATCTGTGCCGGGGGGCGATGGTTCTTTCTTTTCGTCAATTGCCGAACTTGGCTTCACTTTTTGGTTGGAAATTTCCAACTTTTCTTTTAGATCCTTTGCTGTCACCCGCGATCCTTCTTTCAATCGCTCGGTAACAAAAGAGAGACCATTGCCTCTGCGTTCGTCCTTGATTGGAATTAGCACGCGCGCAGCACCCAGCGGGAACTTCTCGACAATATCTTTTTCCTCCAAGTGTTGTTTCATCAAGAGATCCACAATTTCTAAATATGCTTCAAGCCGTGACACTTCACTTTTATCAAGGCCGCAGAAATTGCCCTCTTTGCGGAACTTTTTGATCATGTCATAACAATAACTCATACTTTAATCACACTCCTGCAAATTTAAGGATCCTGAAAAGCGCGTCGTCCCTGCTCTCTCCATCTGTCCTTAACGCATCGATCCTATCTACAATACGAATGTTTACCCGGATCGTTATTCCTTCAGATCCTGGTTTCCGTTTCCTTCCGCGCGTGTCTTTCATTTCATCTTACCTTATCCGATTCTACCATTGCAAGCAGCTTATATGCTATTGCTTTCACTTGCGTTTCTGATAGTTCCCCATCTATGCACTCTACTTTGTTAGGTGAGTGTGAACGTTCATTGATCACAAATCCCCCGCTGTAACTTGATAGGATAAAGTGTTTCATGTTAGTTCGTCCTCGCAAACCCGCCCGAGCATCCGATAGTTACCAGCACAACCCACGTCACGATCTGCGCGTTGGCGTCCAACGCATACCACCCGAACGTGACACAAAGGTATCCGGCGAACCACCAAAAGCAGAACGCCAATGCCCCAACGGCGATAATCCCTATTACAACGAACGCTGCGATTATAAGAAATTCTGTTGAATCCATTTCACTCACTCCGGTTTCTTTCCTGTCTTTACATACTCTACGATATCATCAACCATCCCGAGGTGAAACTTCGTTGATCTTCCAGACACAATCATTGCCGACACTTCCCTGCTTACCGCGTTACATGATATCTCTACCGCTTTAAGCCGGATCTCTTCATCTGTTAATGTCATTCAAACCCCCATCTTTTTGAGATCTTGTTCCGTGATTTCATAGAGGATCTTTGCGTCCCGTTCCCCATGTAATCTCCAGGTTTCACCATCAAACGAAGGCACGAGTCCTTGTTCCCATAGTTTCACGAGAGGGAGGAACGGGTATTCGTCGGTCTTGATTTTTTCAGTGTATTTCCATTCATTGCGGGGGAGAATGAAAAACGATCCATTATATGCCAACGTGCTCTCCCACACGCTCTGCCTCACGCTCTCCCACACGCTCTGCCTCACGCTCTCCCCCACGCACTCCCACACGCTCTGCCTCACGCTCTGCTCCACGCTCTGCCTCACGCTCTCCCACACGCTCTCCCACACGCTCTGCCCCACGCTCTCCCACACGCTCTGCCTCACGCTCTCCCACACGCTCTGCCTCACGCTCTGCCATTCCCTTAACAGTGTAATGTGCTCATCCGTAATCTTCGGGGGTTTGATCTGGAATGGGGGGACGATCTGTTTCCGTATAAGGATCGTGTTGAGTTTTGCCAGCCACTTCTCCTGCGCATCCCAACATTTGTTCTCGTAGGAATCCGACCACCACGACGGGGTTCTTTTTTCATCAAGTTTGAAGATATACGGGACTTCCGGGTCGAGATAGTCGCCGTTTTGGGGTGATATCTCTACCCGCGCAAATACCGGATCGTCTTTGTCGTCATTATACCCGGCAATCTTGATCAGATCTTCGTGAGAATCAACACCAAATTTCCACGTGACTTTCTTGTTACGGTGGATCAAACAACTGAACGCTTTGCACATTATACATTCACCTTTTTCATACAAAACAATAGTCGTTATAAGTATTTATATTTTTAGGATATCCCCAGAACAGGAACTTGCTTTTCGGGATCAATGACATAAGTAATCAAAATTGTTATATTCACTTAAATAAGTTTCTATAAAAAGAGATCAGAACCCAAGGATACTACTATACTGCCGATCTTCCGGCTCGATATGATAGGGATCTTTCTCCGGTGCCCCCCCGAACCCACACCACGATCCTGGGATCGGTTCGCCCGGGTGGTGCCCTTCCACCAACGATGTGACCGCCCATACCATCGCGTCCATGTGGTCCGGACTGTCGATCTTCTCTTCTGCCTGCATTAACGGGGAATAGTTGCACATCTCATCTTCCAATTCCGGAAACTCTCCGACAATATGAGCATACCCTTTTTGGAACAGTGCACTTATCGGCTCTGCCCGCACGATCTTGCCCCTACTGGCTGTGACTTTATCAAACGGGACCGTGCTGTCGCATACCTTAATGTTTCTTTCAACTAGATCCCCCCCGTAGTTGGTTTCCCCGATCACTTTATCTGCTTTGAACTCACGATATGCGTTGACTACCGCAGTACCCCACTCTTCCGGGGTTGCCTCATTGACAGTACGATCAGCAATTATGTAATAATGTCCCGTCGCATCAACCCCCGCAACCACAATACCGGTACTGTTGCTTTTTTTATTGTGCGTGCCCGCCGGGTCCACACCCACAACGATCCGGTATAGTTCCGGTACTGATACGACGCGAGTGTTATCGATCCATGCCCGTTTCCACGCGGCCCCCTCAACGTCGTCTAGCCATTTGCCCTCTAAGAACCGCGCGCGTTTCTGATCGGTTAGTGTTTCTAGTGTCTCCTCAATATATCCTTCTGACAAGTTCTCTTTGTTGCCTTCGGGATTCATCTGGATCTCTACGTACGATTCTGGGTTTTTAAGCGCCTTCTTGGTATCAGGATCAATTTTAATGAAAAACAGTTTGTAAAGCCAATGTTTCTTTCTTGGGGGGTTGCAATCAAAATATGCTTTGTTCCGTATCTCCGGGCATTTTTGAGCTAAACGGGTAAGAGCAGTTTGGACGGATCCAAAACTGATCTGTGACGCTTCGTTAAAATATATGGTTGTATATTCAAGACCCAATATTTTTTCTGTTCGTTCCTTGTCGTCTAATCCCCCAATCCAAATTTCGCTTTTGTTAGGGAATTTAACATAGAAATCCGTGCGGTTAAACTCTACGTTCTTTTTAAGGTCCGGAAAACACACCGAAAGAACTTTAGGAAGTGTGTCCATAAAAATGGCGATCTTAGCATCCCTGAAGTGAAACCTGGTAATGAGATGCCGTGATCCCGGGGCTTTAGATGCTCTTACGCATATCGCCCGGATAAGTCCAAACGTCTTTCCGCTACGACTCCCCCCATGCGCAAGGATACGGGTGTGTGGACCTGCAAGAAGTTTCGTTAGTTTTTGCTGGTCCTTTGTTTTCTTGAACGTCATTATAAGTTAATATCGTCTTTATCGATGTTTATGGCAATTGCCCCAGTGATCTCTCTTTTCTCAGTAAACGCCCCTAACAGTTTGCCTATAATTTCAATCTGTTTTTCTATCCTTGCTAGTGCTTTTAATGCCATATCGTTGTCCGGGGGGATCTCTTTTGTTTGACCGTTTTTAAGAGTGGCTATTTTAGTTTCCCTACATTCTTTAAGGATAACTTTAGTTTCGTTATACGCCTCAGTTATCATCCCCATAATATCCGCGCCTTCTTTGGCTGAATCCCGTTCTACCGCTTTCTTTACTTTCTCTTTGATATGCCCGCTTGCAATATGTCGATTGAGTGCAGAGGTAGATAACGAATAATCTTTCGATATTTTATCAATTGGATCGATTCGTTCAACTAATGCGCGATCTATTTTCTTTATATCTTTATGAGCGCAAACAGTACATATTCTTGCCATAACCAAGTACTATATAAGTCTTTGGTATGTAATAAAGGTTTCTATTACTTACTGAGAAAAAGGGGGGGATTATCAGCATGTAAACCTGTTACCATGCGGACACCATTGACACGGGGCATCTCCCACATACGTTCCGTGATACTTCTCTTTTAGTTCTTTCGGCCACGAACACGAGTCGCATGGGTTAGAGGGGGGGCCTTGCGAAGTAGATCCGCCCCATTGTGTTGAGGGGATGTATGGAGAGAACGTGTAATATCCTCTTTTCTTACAGAACGCGCACTTTTTATTCTCACAATCTTCAAACTTAATACATGTTCCGCATTTACATCCTTCACATTTGTTTTTATAACAATCTGAATATTGGTTAATTACATCCATAAGTTATTCCTCCGTTTTCTCGTTCACTTTATCTTTCAGGAACTTCTCCATCTGATAATCTACGAAAAGCCCTTCGTCCATTACTCTTAAGATCCGTTCGTTTACGCACCGGAGACACCGGATCTCTTCCAGCAATTTTGTTTCATACGGTGCACCGTCTGGGTATGTGTTTGTCATCTTATCACTTCGACTTTATAATAACTTGGTAAATATGCCCAATTGCCGCACTCATCCAGCATATACCACGTTTCATCATCGCTTATCCCCTTTACTAATCCTTCGATGTCACAACGAGTTAACTGTTTGTCTAGTCCTGCATCAACGCAGAGATCCTCCAGATCCCCAATATTTTCCCTGTGCGGGGTGTAAACATCAGAGAAACGTGCGCCGGTTGATCTGTTAGTAACTATTATCGTTTTGGTTTCCCCCATATCGGCCAATAGAACTTAAATTGTAGGTTTCCACTGTAATGGGTGTGTGGTTCGTCTCCGTTACATGTGCAAGTCGTAACAGTGCGGGACGATCCGACCACTTCGATTGCACCCCCGGGCATGGTATTAAGGATGGCTCGCTGTGCTTTCGCCCGTGAGAGGTTAAGACACTTGGCAACAACAAGTTCCGCCTCATACAACCAAAAGGGGTCTTCTCCGTATTTCTCCCACAAAATATCTAAAGTGTCTGTCATGGTTTCCAGTTCCATACTTCCGGGAGTTTGTTGCCGTCTTTATCCATCAGATACCCCCCGATCTCTTTTTCGGGCCGGACGTATTTCGCCAACATTATCACATCCGGTCGTTCCCATCTCCATACGCATCCTTCTGCCAGATCAATTGCCCCATATCTACCGAGATCGCCCAATAGATTAAGAGCGTGTTTGACAGAGAGTCCTTTTTTATTGTTGACATATAGGACGGGGGCGTAGTTAATATCATTTCTGATTGTGATCCTGAGTAACGCTCCGTAACTTAGACGGGTATCCCTGATAAATAAATCGAAAGCCACAAACGGATCCCTTCCCGCGAGATCATATCTGGTCCCATGCGCTTGTGCTAACCATTCCCCGCAAACTCTCTCACCATCGTTCAGGAACGAGAACCGATCTATATTCTCATACACCCAATCGGCAAACATATGATGTTGATAGTAAGGAGATGATATTGCAGGATACCCCGACCGTGTAAGAGCTACGATCTCAGTACCTACCCTCGCCACACTGACACACGATCCGTCTAGTTTCTCCAGCACGTAAATAGTATCATCTTTCCCGGCTTTATCCAGGAAATACTTTGCGGCTTTTTCATCCACACCCTTGTCCTCACGGTTCCCATACTTTGACCCGGGAAGATGGGGGATACTTCCATATGCCTTTCCACCGAGAGGTTTATTTGCTTTCATTTTACAGATACACCCTCTCACCTTCGTGATAGATCGTATCAGACCCCACGATCTCGGATATGATTTTCGTTACTTCTTTCGCGGAAAGGTTCTGATACCACGGGGTTGTTACGAACATATACCGCATCCGGTTATGATCTTTTTGATGGGGAGATATAATATCCACAAACACCCGTACGTTGTCACCAAGAACCACACCTTTTAACCGTATGATCCCGGGCTCGTCATCAAGTTTAATAAGCCATAACTTTTTGTGTTTTCCTTCCACAGCACGGATAAATAACGGAACATCAAACCCCATCGGAAGTTCAATCTGATATGTAGGCCATTCGTAAGACATTTTTTAAGCATCCTCCAACGGGCACCAATCTGGGAAGATATACATCTCTTTAAAACACGACGCGTCACTGGATGTTATGTGTTTCCCGGTTTCTGTGCACAACGGGGGAGAAAACCATACTTTCTTAAAATACGGACATTTTTCTTCACAAAATTCAAGAACTAACGGATACTTTTTGTTGGTGTTAAATGTGTTACTCATACACTAATCATTATCTCTCTTGGTCCTTATATTATTTTCCCTTACGATCACTTATTCAAACCACTGACTTATTTTTCCCTGTTCCTGTGCTTTCTTGATCCTTATACTCGCTGCATCATAATAGGATCGTTCCTTCTCAAAGCCGATGAACGGGTGTCCCATACGGAGGATCAGTAATAACCAGATCAATACTCTTATCCGGTATCTCCTGCATACCTTGTAAACAGTCACGGCATTGGATCGTATTGAGTGGGATCATATGTTAAACTTCCTATGCAATTCTTTAAATGAGATCTTTGATAATCGTTTGTGCATTTCCTCCGCCTCTTCTAATATTTCGGGAGTAATTACTTTATCAAACTCTGCACGCGCTTTCATTAATCGTTCATCGTATGTCATTATCTCGCTTCCGGGAACACTGGCCGCGCAACCTCGCAATAATCCGCAGGTATAAAACATTCGTTCATTTCGCGCGGAAGTCCAACCGTATCGAAAAGGCTAATCTTCGGTTTTATTTCTAATGTAAGTGAGATCGTCTTACCAGTATAATCTGCGCGTTTAACCACATATTCATTCCCTGCAATTTTACTGATAATGTTTACTCCGAACGTCCGTTCATCTTCGGTTATTTGATCGAAGCGTTCGTCTTCAGCATACATCCTATCGGCATCTTCTTTCACGCGGATCACCATCGGATGAAACTGCGCGGGGTGGGTGATGTATCCCTCCGGAAGACTACACGCAAGCTTTTTGAGACTGTACACGGGATCTGACATGCTTTCACCTAAACGTAAATGTAAGTATATACACAAAAGTTAATAAAACTTTCTGTTGTGATATTACTATTGGTAATAAAAGGGGGGATTATTTGATCTCTGTTAGTTCAGAGATGTGATTTACGATCCAATCGTGGATCTGGTTTTTCATTTTTATTTTTGCGGCGGAACGGGCGGAACGGGCGGCGGAATAGGCGGCGGCATAGGCGGCGGAATAGGCGGAACGGGCGGAACGGGCGGCGGAATAGGCGGCGGCATCGGAATAGGCGGAACGGGCGGCGGCATCGGAATAGGCGGCGGCATCGGAGGCGGAATAGGCGGATTAGGCGGCGTCCGCGGCGGCATTGGCTGCATAGGCGGCAGTGGCGGTATAGACGGAATAGGCGGCGGCATAGGCGGCGGAATAGGCGGAACGGGCGGAACGG